GAAATAGATGATTGTGAACACAGATCTAATAGTAAAGAAAAAAGGAGAAAAGACTTCAGACAAAGAGATAAGTTGAAGGATTTATATTGTACTAAAAATAAAATAAATTTATTAAGAATAAACTATGAAACATATAATAAAAAGTTTAAAAATTATGATTTTTATTATAATTACATATCGGAAAGTATTATAACATTTGAAAATTCTATTAGGGGTGGTATTTATGAAAATATATAAAATTTTTAGTAAAAATAAGGCTTTAGAATTAATAAGTATGGGGAACAGGAATATTTATACAGAACCAAACTGGAAGCGTCCTTGGTTTGTGGTGTTTTGTTTTGAAGATACTAGTAAACTACATGACGATATAACGCTAATAGATAAAAGAAAAAAACAGTAAAATTAAGCAAATCAAAGGAGAGCAAAGTATGGATAATAAGAATGCACAAATTCTTTCAATAGAAGGTAAGGACGTTCTTACCAAAAGATACATTGTTAATAAAAACAGTATATACAAAGGTAGCTTAGATGATTCTATGGAAATAGATGAACTGAACAAATTAAGCAAAAAAATAATAAAAATAAATAAAGCTAAAGATAGATTTTATAGTAATGATATTATAACTATAACTTTTAAATACGCTTGTAAGGCGGACAAAGATCTGACAGACGAAGAATATGAAAGAGTGGAATCCTTAAAGAAGGCCTTAGAATTAATTACGGATATAGAAGATATTAAATATACTAAAAAGTTAATTGCTATGGCCGAAAGAAAGATAAATAAGAAGCAAATAAGGCGTCAACTATACAGATATGGATTTAATATAATGATAGATGGGAAATTGAAACATTTTGTAAGATATAAAAGATCGAGTGGTTCGGCTAGAGTAGGAAAATGTTTATTTATTAATGATGAATACTACAAACACATGATTGATTGGAGTTTCGCAGGTATTGAACATGAAGAAGATACAGAAATGGATTGTGCATCTATGGAGTCGTACATATCATTACCAACATCTTCTTGTATAGGTAGAATCAAGATAAGGCCTGAAAATATTCTATTAATAGATGATGGACAAAGTACATTTAAAGATACAGTTATGGCCACTAGATTAATAAATGAGGTGAAGGACAAAAGCGGAAATATAATAAGTGGAGACTTAGATACTAATATAGAAGAAACAGAAATAACAAATAAAATATGGGATGGTAGCAGTTTGTTAGATAAATCATTATTTGATGAAAATGGATATGAAGATAAGGCCGTACTGCAAATAAGAAATAGAATGTTCAAAGGAATAGGTGTTAATACAGATATACAACAATTCTTTAAGGATAATAATATAACCGACATAAAGCAATTAAATGGTAAAACTGTGGCCAAAAATATTAGCCAAATTAAATTAATAACAACTCCATCAAGCGTTAAGTATTTAAAATACGGGACTTTTGAAAAGTGGCTAAAATATATAGTTGAAGATTGGGGAGTTTGTAAGTATGAAAAGCCACAACGTCATTTTAATGGTATGGTTCAAACACACTATCAATTATTAAACACCTTGGGAATGTCATATAAAGAAATGAAATATTTTTTAAATGATACCATAGATTACATAAAACAATTAAAAAAAGATACGGGAGTATTTAAATATCATTTAGGTCTAAAGAATGAAGAAGACAGTAACGTATTATCTTATGGAATTTCGTCAAGTTCTGATTTTATATTAAACGTATTAAATATAAATGATGATTTTATTAATACTAAGATATGTAAGAAGTTTAGAAATGAAATTATATATAATTACATAAAGAATGTCAGACGTGGCCATGTATTGGTCGAAGGTAACTATAGTGTGGTTGTTTCTTGTCCTTATGAATATTTGTTGGCTAGTATAGGGAAATGGGATAAAAGTAGTTTAATAAAGCCACATGAATGTGTATCTAGTAAATTTAAGGTTGGAGAAGAAATATTAGGGGTAAGAAGTCCACAACCCACTATGTGTAATATGACAGTATTTAAGAATGGACGATACAATGAATTAGATAGGTACTTTAATACCAAAAGTAAGGAAGTTATATATATAAGTGCTATTGGTTGGAATGTTTTTGAATTAGAATCATCTATGGATGTAGACGGAGATCAAATGGCTATAACTAATAATAAATGGATAGTTGAAAATGCGAAAAAGTTACAAGAAAAGATAAATATTAACGGACAAAATGTAAATAGATTTTTAGTATCTACTGATTTTACACCTAAAATGGGAATAAAGAGAAAATATAATTGGGAAGATTTAGCTGATACAGATATTAAATGTAGTAGTAATAAAATAGGTGAAATAATTAATTTAGCACAACAACTTAATTCTATATATTGGGAGTGGAAGCATCAAGGTAAATCAGAAGAAAAATTGTTTGAACTATACAAAGATATTTGTCAACTAAACATTTTATCATGCATAGAAATAGATAGATGTAAAAAACTTAGTCCTGTAGATGCCACAAAAGAATTAAAAAAGATAAGAGATAAAGGATATATTAAAAAGGGGAAAATAATAAGAAATAAACAAAAAAAAGAAGTTTCAATCAGACCTTATTTCTTTACATTTTTAGAAGGTGGCCGAAACTATCAGTTTAAAAAAATGAATACTGGAATGGATTATTTAAATATAGTTTTGGATGAGTTGATTGATAGAGATGTTAATTACGAAAATACTATAAATATACTGGATATAATAAAAAAACATAAGGCCAACAAGGCTGATAGAAGAAAAGTAAATAAAATAAAAAAAATAGCCAAAGAACTAAAGTGTGAACAGAGTAAAATATGGGATAGTGATGTAGACAACAAATGGGAATTGAATCAAGATATTTATAAAGAATGTCTGAGAAAGATAAAAAGTATAGAAATAACAAAAGATATTATATACACGTTATTTTTAAGAATAAATAAAAGTTATACTAATGAAAAATTTGTTGAATATAGATCATTAGGCCTTAGAATTTTAAAGTTATTATATGATAGTGACAAAGTAAAATTTTTAGATTGTATAGATATACAACTGAAAAATAATGAAAATTTAATCGAAGATAAAGAGGGAAATATTGATTTATATGGTGTGAAATTCACCAAAATAGGCCAAAAATGCACGACTTGATAAAATGCTAATTTTATGTAACCATTGAAAACACTAGGTTTAAGGCATGTTTGTAAAATTTTAAATTGTACTTATATTGGTAGGAGAATATTCCTATCGAATATATTAGATGTTGCAACAAGATCAAAGTCTAATATCTAAGGGTAGCTTGAAATATAGTTACCCTTTAATACGCTATCCTCACTTTTTAGTGTTGATATAAATTCATAATTCTCCCCTTTTAACTCTCCATTTTAGGTGCTTAATTGCACCTTTTTTGGAGAAGTATATTATTTAGAATGGAGTGTAAATTAAAATGGCTACAGAAACAAAATCAATTAAATTTAATAAAGCAACAATAACTAGAAATGAAGATGGAGATTTTATAATAGAAGAAGTAAAGAAGGATGAAACGATAGTTACCAATTATACAAATAAGCTAATAGAATTTATGAATATAGGTGGTTTAACTATATCAATATCGCAAAATAATGAAACAACTAGCGAAGAATAATTTTTATAACATAAATTAAATATAATGCTTGACATTGTATTTGTAATGGTATATTATAGTAATTGTAGTAAGGAGTTACTACGAAATATGAATAAGCCTAATATGATTAATAGGCTAGGGCTAAGAGTTACATATGGGTAAACAAAGCTACAATTTAGCGTGAATCCCTTACGTGCCTTGACAAAGTGGGATATTAACAAAAGAATTGCAGATACCTTTAGAGACTTGCACGAGGTGACGGGCTTGTCTCGTATAGGATTTGACAATGAATAAAAGGTTGATTTTAAGCAGAAATTAAATATATCTCTATAGTTGTCTAAATTAGAATTGTTTAATATTAATATTAAAATCAATCATAACAGAGAAGTAAGAGTTGAGAATACTCGAAGCTGTCGGTAGTGAGACTAACTGACTATTTTACATAGTGCTTGGATTTAGGCAAGTGATTCGCTCCTTGCTAGTAAATCGGGCATTATAATTCAAAGATACTTCTCACGAGTGGAGAAGGTGCATTATATTATGTGAGTCCCGACAAGCCTATGATATTTAGGATTTTACCCATTTATATTATGCTAAAATGGTTTCCTCTTTAAAACTCCGAAGTACAAGGAGAAAGGTAGTAGGGCGTGAGGATGCTACCAACTAAAAAGATTCAGTTCTACTTTTGGAAATGGGTTACAAGCGTAACTTCATCCTTCTGTATGGACTGTCTATTAAACCAACCAATGCAAGTCCAAAGTCTTGATAAAAAATGGTGATGGGTAGAATACGGAAGGCGTAACGCCACATGACGGTAGGTTAATCCTACTGATACATTTATAGTCTAGTTGTACAGCTAGGCTTATTTTTATGCTTAAATTAAGGGAGAGAAGAGTTTATGGGTAAGAAACATGATAATGTAAACAAATTTATATGTAAATATTGCGGTAAGAAATATGATATTCAAGATTTAGAAGAACGTGGATATATTTATGACACCAAGTTAGGAAAAGCAGTAGAATGTCCTAATACCAAGTGTCAGCAACAACAATTTTTAGAATAAATTAGTATATGAGTGAGGGAGATTTTATGGGAGAGTTATTAAAGAAAAAAGAAAATGAAAGTTTACTAGAATATAGGGCTAGACTTTATAGAAATAAAATAGCATATGGATTTAATAATAATAAAGATATTTATGACTATTACATAAAAGAGACAGGAGACGAAATAGCTGAATCTAGTTGTCGCTGTAGTGCTACTAATTATAATCAATGTTTAGAAGATCAGATTAAAAATAAAACAAAAGAATTTGATAAAAATATTATGATTATAAATGATGTTCATGCACCATTTGAAAGAGAAGATTTGCTATTAGAAATACAAAAACATGCACATGAAATTGATACGCTTGTAATAGGTGGAGATTTTATGGACTGTGAAAGTATATCAAGTTTTCCTAAAATAAATAGAACTTCATTGACAGAAGAATTGATTTATTCTTATAATTTGATGAAATCAATTAGAAAAATATTAAATAATGGACAAAAGATTGTTTTATTTAATGGAAATCACGAAGAAAGATTAAAAATGATGATTTCTAAAATGCATGAAAAAGACCTTCAGAAATTTATTAATCCCAATATATTAGAGATGTTAGTTGATGGGTTTACTATATATGAAGAAGGTAAAAAGAAGAAATACGAAGGTATAGAAGGCATAATATACGTGCCTAGATGGTATGTAAATATTGATGATAAGATAATTATATCTCATCCAAAAGACTTCTCAGCAGTAGATGGCAAAATGTGTGAGAAGGTAAGTGAATATTTCTTAAACCAACATGAAATATTTGAGGTATTAATATTTGCACATACCCATAAATATAGTCAAATGAAAGTAAGTAGAAGACAAGGTGTTTATGTAGTAGAAAATGGATGTATGTGTAAGAACCATGAATATGCATCAAATGGTAAATTAGGTTATACTCCACAAGATTATTGTTATACAATTATTAGATATAATGATGGAGAAAAAATAAACTACAATAACATTGATGTGATTCAATTAGATGAGATAGAACAGAAAAAAGAACAATATAAAGTGTTTTTATAAAATAAATTAAATATATAAAAGTGTGATTTTATAGTGATTTAAGTTGACTAGGGGTTAATTCTCCTAGTCTTTTTGTATTTTATAGTGCTTATTTAGAAAATAGGTAGTTTGAATATAAAAATGAAAAAATTAAAAGAGGGTGAGAATAGTGGCAAGTGCAAAGAAAACCACAAGCAAAACTGATAAACCAAAGTTGGTTTGTACTTGTTGTGGCAAGGATAAGTCTGATAGAGAGTTTTACATGAGTAAATCATATATATATCAAGCCATAGGTAAAGTTCCTATATGTAAAACCTGTATTGGGGGTGTATATGATAAATACTATTCAAAATATAAAAATGAACATTTAGCAATTTATTATATGTGTAGAGCTTTAGGAATATGCTTTAATTTAGCATCATTTAATGGTGCAATGAGTGAATTAGAAAAAAATAATAAAGATACTCTTATATGGCAAATATACATGACTAAATTAAATAGTTTAGGTGGCGTAAATGGTGCAGGTGATGATTTTGATAGTAGCGATAGTATAGACGTGGAAGTAATAAAGGAAAATACTTCGGTTATAGATAAAGAAGTTGTTAAAAGATGGGGAAGATCTTTTACAGATGAGGAGTTGCAATGGTTAGAAGACGACTATATGGATTGGACTACTCATAATGATTGTAGTAAATTATCAGTTCAAAGATTAGTGCAAATGATATGTATTAAAGAATTAGAAATAAGGAATGCAAGGTCTAAAGGAGATAGTACAGAAAAGTTAGAGAAAGGTCTTTTGACTTTAATGGATAATTCTAATCTAACACCAAGAACAATGTCAGCAGTCAATGAAACTGATTCAGCAAAGATATTTGGTGTATGGATAAAGGATATAGAACAAAATAGACCGGCAGAATATTTTCAAGATAAGAGTTTATATGAAGATTACGATGGTATAAAAGAATATTTTGAAAGATTCGTATTAAGACCTATGAAGAATTTGCTTACAGGTAGTAGAGATTTTGATAAAGAATTTCAAAACATAGAATTTGATGAGGAAATAGAAGAAGATGACTTATAAAGAGGTGATGTTATATGGGTATTACTAACTTTAAAAATAGTCGTCAAAACAATAAAAATAGTAATGATATGACAAAAAGACCTATGCAAATCACAAAAAAAGAAGACCTTGATAAGAAGTTTGAAGAAAACATTATTGATTGGGTTACATTCTACAGAAGAAATATCCATAGATTTGTATTACATTATTTTGGGATAAAGCTACATTTTTATCAAATCATAATGTTGTATCTTATGAATTTAGCCCCAACAGTTGTATTGATATGTGCAAGAGCTATAGCAAAATCTTTTATTACAAGTTTATATGCTTGTGCTGTTTGTGTATTATACCCCGGAAGTAAAGTTGTCGCCACTGCAAAACTTAAAAAGACGGCAGGTTTATTAATAACTGAAAAAATAGAAAAAGAATTAAGGAATATGAGTCCTAATCTTAATAGAGAAATAAAGAAAGTTCAAACCAATCAAAATGCAATTGAAGTAATTTTCCACAATGGAAGTACATTTGTTGTTACTGCTTGTAATGATGATGCGAGAGGGGCAAGAAGTACAGTTTTAATTACTGATGAGTTTAGACAATGTAAAAAAGAAATTATAGATGCTGTATTCTCTCCTATGGAAATATTAAGACCAACTCCATATACTATGAAACCTGAATATGCACATTTACAAGAAGAACCTAGAGAAATATATTTAAGTTCTGCATTTTGGAAATCTCATTGGATGTGGAAAACTATAAAAGATTCGGTTAGGGATATGTATGAAGGAACTGCTATTTGTTTCGCTACAGATTATGCTTTATCAGTTAAACATGGAATAAGAAGTAGAGCACAGATGTTAAAAGAAAAGAAGAAATTTGATTCTGTAACATATGATATGGAATATTTAAACCTTATGGCAGGTGGAAGTGAAAATCAATATTATACATATGATTTAGTATCTAGTTGTCAGAAAATACAAAAAGCATGGTATCCCAAAACACTTGATGAATACCATGATAACAAAAAGAATAGGTTTGGAGATATAAAAAAACAATCAGGAGAAATTAGGATAGTAGCTATGGATATAGCTATGTCGAAATCTACCAAAAAAGTAAAGAATGACTTAACTGTTATTAAGTGTATTAGAGCATTACCTAATAGAGAAAAATATGATAGAAATGAAGTTTATACAGAAGCTTTTGAAGGTACTGATTCCGATACACAAGCTATTAGAGTAAGGCAGATATTAGAAGACTTTAATGCTGATTATTTTGTGTTCGATGGACGTACTTATGGAACAAGCATTGTGGATTCAATGGCGAAAATACTATACGATGAAGAAAGAGACAAAGAATATGTGCCTATAAAAGTTTTTAACAACGAAGACTTGGCTAATAGATGTAAAAATCCTAACGCTACCCCTATTATGTGGGCGTTTATAGGTAGTGCTGACAATAACCATCAAATGCATACTACCATGTTAGGAGCTATGAGAGATGGAAAATATAAAATGCTTGTTAGTCATATGAATTGTAAAGATTTATACTTAGGCGATAAAAAAGAATATGAAACTTCTACTATTGAAGAAAAAGTTAGATTAGAAGCACCTTATATGTATTCAGATTTAACATTAAATGAAATGATTAACCTAAACAAAGAATTTATACAAGGTGGAAAAATTAAATTAACTGAACCATCTAATGGAATGAAGGATAAATACGTAACTTCCGCTATGGCTAACTTGTTTATACAAGAATTAGAAATAGGATTAACGAGTAGAAATGATAGCGAGATAGATTGGACACAAGCACCGATGTTTGTGCAAGGTATAACTTTATAGAGTAAATTAAATATATAGGAGGTGATATAGTGCCTAAAAAAAAGAAAACTCAACAAAAAAATAACAATAATACTATTGATGCTAAATTGCCTGTAATCAAAAAAGGCGAATGTATGCTTTTATCTAATATAGATGGAAATTATATTGTGAGTGAAATAAATAAAAATAGTTTAGATAGTCAATTTGCTGACTTTGTTAATTTAGCAAGTAATCAGAATAGAAAAATGAATGAATTATATGACCAGTTATTAGATAAGGAAAGCAATACCTATATCACTACTTCTAGTGAACTAAGTAACTTAGCTAAAAATACTCAAAATGATATAGATAAGGTTTTTAAGATTAATGGATTGGTTAAGTACAACATAAATAAAGATGATCTTATAGGTAAAACAGTTGAGATAATTGAGAATAACATAAATACAAAGTTTAAGGTTAATTATCCAGTTGTTAAAATTGATAAAAAAAGCAAGAAACAAGAGAGTAAATTAAAGCAAGATTTAAAATTGGTAATTGACAATTTTAATGAACAAATAGACATTGAGAAATTAATAATCAATTCAGTTATGACTACATATACAGAAGGTAACTATATATTCTATAAAAAAGGCAATAAAGACAAAGGTTATGGAATAGTAAAGTACCCATTAAAGGTAGTTGAAATAACTGACAGGAACGTAAATGGAGAACCTTTGGTTGTATTTAATGTTCAAGAATTAAAAACAAAATTAACTACAAGTATGAAGAAATATGGAAAAATGAAATATAAACAAAAGGTAAGTATAGACCTAGCTATAGATAAGGAGATAAAAAGAGATTATCCTGATGAAGTTTACCAAGCGTATAAACTTGGTGATAGATATGTGTATTTAAATCCTAAAAATATAGGCGTGGTAAGGATAAATAATTTTGGTAAACCATATGGGGTTACTCCTATGTTTAAAGCATTGCCTCCATTACTAACACTTGAAACTATTGATAATGTAGATAGAAAGAATTTGAACGCTAAAGCTAAGAAGGTATTTTTCCAAAAAATGCGTAAAGAAATGATAAGTCAAGATGGTAAATCATTTGATTTAAACGCAGTTGGATATTCACAAGCTAGTTTATTGAAAGCTATGAGTGATGATGTAGTTATATACACAGGGACTCCATTTGTTGAAAACTTAGAAATATTAGAACCTAAGACTGATTTAACTAGTAATGAAACTGTTTTATCTAATAGAAATAGAGTTCTTAATGCACTGGGAATATCTTTTATTACAAATGAAAGCAAAATTGGGGTTAATACTGTTAAGTTATCGTATGAGGATTTATTAAAAAGCATTAATAAGATAACAAAACAATTAGAGCCAATAATAAATAAGTTTTACAAAGACGTATGTGTCGAAAATGGATATCCTGTAGAATACTCACCTAAGATAGAGATACAAAGTACATTATTGCTTGATTATGAAACAAGATTAAGATTATTTGATGCTTTATATTCAAAGATTGGAGCTTCATATAAAACTTCATTTGAGTTGCTTGATATTAATTTTGATGAAGAATTAGAAAGAAGAAAATACGAGAATGAAATTGACAATGGTGATGGAACTAAGGGGTTAGATAATGTATTTGTAAGTCATCCTACTTCGTTTACTATATCGGGCAAGGAAGATAATATTATCACCAAGGATAATAATGGTGAGAAAAATAGTAATGGTTCTGAAAAATCTAAAAATCAGGACAAGGCAATTATTGATAAACAAAACAAAGACAAAGTTGTAAAGGTATAGAAGGGTGGTGATTAAGATGAATGAAGTTATTTTATCTAAACAGATAGAAGTTTCCGAAGATAATCATGGTAATCTTTTGTTGGATTTTATAATATGTGACTTTGAAACTAATAAAAATGGAAAAAAGATTAATAAGGATACAATAAATAATTGGTTGCCTACATTAATCAATCAACCACTTGTAGGAAGGGTTTCTAAAATTGCAAATACTGATGAGTTTGATTTTACGAGCCATAATAAGAAGACAAAATATGTTTTAGAAGATGGAAAGTTAAACACAAAAACTATTTTAGATACTGATGCTATAGGTACTTTTTTAAATGCAGAAGTAAAAAATATAGACGGAAAAGATTATATTACGGCACAAGCTCTGATGTGGGGTAGGTTTGAAAATGCTAAAAATGTAATTCTTAATAAAGTAGCTAATAACGAACCTTTGTCTAGTAGTTGGGAATTATGTATTACTGATTCAACAAAATCTATTGAGAATGGACAGAGCGTAGATATTATAAATGAAGGCTACTATATTGGACATTGCTTGTTAGGTCGAAGACCTATTGATGGTTCAATTGTTAATCCTGCTTATGATTGTTCAAAAGTTACTGACTTACAAGTAGCTGAAGAAGAAGTCGATGAATTATCACAAGCTATTGATATTGATAGACAAAGTATTTTATCTGAACAACAATCAGAAGAAAATAAATTAAATAAAAAAGGAGGAGAAGAAATGGCAGAAGAAAACAAGGAAATAGAAGTATCGGCATTGACAATGAATGATATTTCTAAAAAATTAAGAAATATTGTATGGGAACTTGAAAGAGAAGACTGTACAGAGTGGTATTATTTAGAATTAGTTTATCCTACAGAGAATATAGCTTATCTAAAAAGATGTGGAGATAAATCTCTAGATGAGGACTTTTTAAAAGTTTCATATTCAATTGATGACAATGGAGATATATCTATTGTATCAAAAGAAGAAGTAAAAATGGTATTTATACCAAAAGAATCTCAAGTTGATGTTTCTGAACTAAAGGAACAATTAAAAGGAGTTCAAACTGAACTATCTGAAAAAGTAAGTGATATCGTGAAGCTTGGTGAGACTATTAAAGCTAACGAAGCAATAATATCTGAAAGAGATAAGACTATTTCTGCTTTAGAAGTATTTAAACATCAAATAGAAGACATTCAAGCAGAACAAGCAAAGCAAGAAATTGCTGAAAAGAAAGAGGAATTAAAGAAGACAGCTATTTCGAGTGGATATATAACTGAAGAATTTATAGAGACAAGCGAAAGGCTTCAAAAGGCTATTTCTGAATTAAATGAGGATGAAGTTTTAAAATGCATTGCTGAAGAAGTAATTAAAGCAAATTCTCAAAAACAAGCAGAAATATCTGAAGAAAACGTTGAAACGTCAGAAGAAAATATAGAAGTATCTACTGATTTAAATTCAACAGAAGAATATGAATACAACGGTTCGAGTGGCAATTCAATTTTGGATATGCTTTCAAACAATAAAAGAAGATAGAAGGAGGAATTACAATATGTTAAGACATTTACAAACAATAGTTGGTAAGAATATTGATGCTACAAAAAGAGCAAAAACAGATATGAAAAGAGGATCATTTGTTAAAGTTGATGATGCAAAAGGAGAGTTAGTTCTAGCAACTGCTACAGCAGATTTTGAAGGTGTAGTAGTAAGAGATGTCGTTGTTGATATAGACGTTGCAAATGGAGAATCAGTATCTGACTTATCAATAACACAAGATTTAATAAAGTCAGGGGAGCTAGCAGGTCTTGAAGTGCCACAAGAAGGAGAAAGATATGCTACTACTGAATTTGGTGATACAGTTGCCCTACCTGAAGCTGAGGCAGTGGCAGGTAAAACTTTAGATGTTGCTAATGGAAAGTTAGTCAAGGCTGTTGACTCAAGCACAAGCAAAATTAGATCTTTAGGATTTATGAATATTGCAGGTGCTAAATATTTAGGGTTTAAGATTATAAAATAGATTAAATAAAAGGAGGACTGAAGATAATATGGAAAGAATTGAATTAAGCGAACAAAGAGTAGCAGATATGTTTAAGAACGGTGAAGCTTTACAATGGGCTAAAAACGTTTTTACAAATGCAGAATTATCAGAGGATGAAAAGGCATTTTCAGAAACTGTAGATGATATGGTAAATAAGGCATGGAAGTATGGAAATACACAAGCAAAGGAATCTATTGCAGAAGTTGTTGTAAAGATTATTGAACCTGAAATATTTACAGCTCCAAATGAAATTTTAGAACAAATGTTTGATGTAAACTCATATGGAGAATTTGATTTATTAAAGGTTAAAAAGTCATACAAGAATACTTTAGTTGCTGTAGAAAGTGCAAACAGAACTGGTAATGTTGATAAGTCTTACATAGACTTTACAGTTGGTACAGTTATGGAGAAACACTTACAAATAGAAACTGAAATACCAATGTCTAATCTTAGAAGAAATGGTGCATTAGGTGTTGCTACATTAGCAATATTTGCATTACAAGAATTTGAAGCTAAGAGATTTGCTGTATTAATGAATTACTTAGATTCACTATTAGTTGGTGGAGATAATGTTAAGACTTATACAGGAGCAATGACAAAAGAAGCTGTAGATGCTTTCACAGGATATTTAGGTGATTACAACTTTGATGGTGGATTACCTCAAGCAGTTGGTTTATCAACTACTATGAGAGAGCTATCTAGAGTATCAGGAATAGAAAACTATTATTCTGAAGCTATGAAGGACAAACTAAACCAAGTATCTATGCTTGAAGTATATAATGGCGTTCAACTAGACTCTATTAAGGCAGGAAAGAAGATGGGTAATGGTGAAACATTACTTCCAAAGGATGTTGTAATAGGTGTAGCAGGAAAGATAGGAGAAATGTACACTAAGGGCGAAATGAGAAGTTTAGTTACTAATGATAACAATAATGAAACTATTTCATTAAAGTTCACTGGTGTTGAATTTGGTGTATGCATAGATAAAATAGAAAAGATAGCTAAGTTAAAGAAAACATCTTAGGTAATTGAGGTAGGAGTAACATCCTACCTTTTATTATTATTGAGTTTAAGGAGAGATAATTTATGTTGAAAAATGATGATATGATAAATGTTTATAATGATTATGATAGTGAATTATTTGCACCATCAGTTGATCCAAGAGGAAATGGATTGGTGTTTCCTGTAAAAACAGAAAATGATGAACCATATATAATTTCTATATTGTTTTCTGAATTAAGAAACCTTTATAGATTAGATCCTAATTTATTAAAGAAAAGAATTCTTAGGATTGAAAAAGATCAAGAAGAAGAAGTTTTTAAGGCTTTAAATATTGATAGAGAATCAGAAGTATTTACAAGAGAAGAAATAGAAGACATGATTTTACATCCTACTAATTATGTTATAGAGACAATCCTATCAATAACAAGCAAACAAGTTATAGACAATTTCTTATCTCAACTAGTATATTTAAAGAATACAAATAAATATTTTATTGCAACTAAGGTTGAAGATTATATTAGAGCAAGAAAAGAAGAAATTTATGATGGCATTAGAAAATCAGAATTAGAAGGAATGGAAACTGAAAACTTAAAGCCACAAGTTAATTCTGAAGTTGATATAGCAGTATTAGAAGAAAGAGAAAATATTATTAAATCTAAAGAAGAAGAATTAACCCAAAAAGAAAAAGATTTAAAGGATAAAGAGAAAAAATTAAAAGAAGAAAAAAAGAAGTTGGCAGAAGCAAAGAAAAGTGCTAAGGCAAAATAGTAAAAGGAGGTTTTATAATGACTCCTTATGAAAATGTGACAGATAAATTTATACGAAAAATAAAACAAGATAAAGAGTATTTTTGCGTTAATGGTGTTACAGAAGAACAATTGTTAGAAATAATTAATAGAAGAAGTGTTGAATTGCTAGATGATTCAGTCAATGAATTACAACCAATGATATCTATTGCACAAGATGTAGATTTTTTAGATAAAGACGATGATATGGAAGAGTTTAATTTTAATCTTACTAGAATCGAGGAAGACCTAATTTCAGATATGATGGTAGTAAAGTATTTTGATGAAGCACTTGTGAAATTAAAAGCTATGCAGAAATATCTAGGTGATGATATAAAGGTGTTTTCACCTGCAAATGAAAGAAAAACATTCAAAGAAATGGTTGAATTTAAAAGGCAATTGTTCAACAATAAATTAGGAAATTACAATACTAGGAATAGAGAAACTGGCGAATTTTTGCTTGTTTACTAGAAGGAGGTGTTGTAATTTTGGATGCTAATAGTTTAGCTTATATTAAAGCTGTAAATGGTACTAATGGTAAGAGTTGTGTGGACAGCTTTAGAGATGAAATGATTCAGCAATATAATGAAGCCAATAAAAATGTAATTACTGAGTTTTCAATATTAATTAATAGCGATAAGGCTAAAAGTGTTAAGATTAACAACACACCTAATAAAGTATTGATTAAATATAATAAAAAGGAAATACAAGTTAAAGCATTTATAAACGCTTTAAACACAGGTGATTACATCTATTATACAGATGAAGAAGCTGAAAAGAATCATATATACTTGAATACATCAATACCAAAAAGAATAAGAGATTATGAATATCATTTAGTTGAGGAGTGTCAACAAACCCTATCTTTTCCTTTTACCAATGTCGTCACGCCTTGTATTGCAGATAATAGTGGATATGGTGTAAAACTAAATAATGCCACTGAATTTACAATAGGTTCTATGAGTAACATAAAGGTTAAAGTGCAAGAAAATGATGTAACTAGAAAGATAAGACCTAATATGAGATTTATATTTAACCATTCTGAATTTGGTATATATGAAGTAAAAGATATAACTGTTTATCAAACAGGAATATTACTATTAACATGTGATAAATCATTATATAGACCTCAATCGGATGATTTGGAAAATAATATAGCTGACTGTGGCGTGTTACCCGATGAACCTACAGAAGAACCTAAACCAGCTACATATAATATCATAGGTTGTGATAGTGATAATATGGTGATAAATACAACTGAAATATTCACATTAGAACCAAGCAATAATAATGTTGAGTGGAGATTAAATGAAGAATATGAGGTCGGTGTAGCTGAAATTGTATCTACTAATGATAGTAGTTGTACAGTAAAATGTTTGAAGGTTGATAATGTATTTGAATTAAAGGCTTTAATAGATAATAAAGAAGTGGGAAGTAGAGTTATATTTACTTCAAAAAGATAGAATAAATTAAATAAAGTATATAAATTAACGATTTTAATGTGAAGTAGGTGAGACTATGAGTGACTTAAATAACAGGTTAACTGGTACTAAAAGTAATAAATTAAATAAATCATCTCTTATTGTGGCTTTGTTTTGTGAAACATTAGATAACAGTCAGGATATTAAAAGACTTTTATATTATCATTCCTTAAACCCTCTATCACCAATGGGTAAATATTATGATGGGAAAATGAAACCACAATCTAATATTGAATTTTCATTATTAGAAGATGCTGTAGATAGGAAAAGGCTTATATTTGATGAAGTGTTTGATCCCTTAATGACAACAGAAGAAAGCTATTCGATATATATAACTGATGTAGGTGGTAGATTTGGTAGGTCGGTAGGAGATATAGGAATAGAAGTTAATATAGTTATACCAGTTAAGGATAATGTTCTTATGGGGTTAGGAAATAAAAGAACTCATCAAATAGGTGCTTTAATAGCTGATTTATTTGATGAAGTAACAGTTGATAAAAAGTCATTTCCTGATTATGTATATGATTTAGGCAATATACAATTTAGTTTGACCGATTATGTCTATGGTAGAGTAGCACAAAAAAGTAATATGGTTTGTCTAAATATGCAATTTGAAGTAAAGAAAATAACTATTAGGTGATGTCATGTTATTGTGTGAAAAAGATAGAAAAGATAATTGGGAATTAGATAATTATTTTATGAACCCTACTTACATAGATAATATAGGACTAGTCTATCCAATTAAATTAAAAAATTATAATAGTTTTATCAAATTGGCTAATGAATATATTTTGTTGGATGTAAAAAAGAAAAACAATCTAATAAGACAAACGCATGAAAAAGCTATTATTGACGGTAACGTTGATAGAAAAAGTAAACCTAAGTTAATAGATTGTGATAATATATTCGATTGGTATGTGTCACAAATTATATCTATAGATGAATCTTTGTTGAATTCAGATGTTAAATATTTAATAAAGATTAAAGAGAGACTTGGTAATTTAAAAGAAGGAGAAAGACAGTCTATATTGTTAAACGATCCTGAAATTAACAATATGTTAGATATATTAGAATCTAATAAAATTGCATTCAATCAAGTTAAAGAGCAACTTTGTGAACTGTTTAAATCTACAGTGCATTACGAAGTTGTTTTTAATTTTGAACTAAAAAGATTTGATATTCTTTGTAATAATGAACTTTATGGTTTTATAGATAGGGATAATTTTTATGAATATAGAGATGTAATTATGGAACAAAACATAATGCATGAACCTAGAATAGCTCCCAACCTAAGAAGTCAAGAAGAAATTGATAAAGCATTAAAACAAAGATTCTCAGATAGTGAAACAAGTTTAGAAAGCATGATTGCAATTGCAGACATTGGATTTGAAGAAATAACTTATTATAGATTATATGTAGAATTTACAAGTAAAATTAGAAAATTAGATTATATTGGTGCAGTTATTTATAGAGCTAATGGTTGCAAAATGGAAGGGGATAAAGAAATTCCTATTCCTAATTTAGCAGAACCATTTAGTTTTAAAAATAACCCTTATAATAATTTATTAACAAAAGCCAAATATAGTAAATTGGATAAGCAAATTATGAGTAGGTAATTGTTAATAAAATAAATTAAATTAAAAAGGAGGAATGTAGAATGATAACTAGAAAGGAGAATCCATTTTTATTAGATAAATATATGGAAACTTCTACAGCAGAAGTTATTGCTATTAATAGAACAACAGGGGAAGAAATATTCTTATCTACGCTTGAAAGTCATGAACTTACACATGACCAAGAAGAAGAATTAATCAAGGGTGGTATTTGGAATGATACTTTAGCTACAATTAACAAAAATAAAACAATTAAGTTTAAAGTTACAGATCCTGTTGCACGTATGGATGTCCAAATGAAGAAGTTAGGTGCTGATATTAAAACTGGTAGTGTAATGGCATGGCACTTTGATAGACCGTATCCTGTAGAAGATAGTTCTTCAAGCAAAATCGTAAACTTAACTGAAACACCTTTTGATACAAAAGAAGTTTGTGTATATAACACAAAGACTAAAAAGATGTTACAGCCTACAACAGATTACACTATTTCAGGAAAAGTTATTACTATAATAGCTTCTGATATAAATGTAAATGATAATGTTTTTGTAACTTCTTTCCAATATGAAAAAGCAGATATACAATATGCAGATATTACTGGTAAGTCCGCACCACAAACATTTGCACTAATAGTAAGATCACCATTATTTGATGAAAATGATGCTGTTAAGTATTGGAAGCAAATGTTCTTCCCTAAAGCAAAAATGTCAGGTTCTTTCTCTATTACAGGTAACACTGAAAAGACTAAGAATACAGAAGATACCGAGTTTACTATACTTAAAGATGATACTTATGAATACTTAGGAAGAATTATGTTTATACCTGAAACAGAATAAGAATAAATTTGAAATAGACACTCTATATGGGTGTCTTTATTAAGTTTATTTATATAAACTTTAAAAATAAATTAAATACGATGGAGAGTGTTGAATTATGGGTAATTTAAAAGAGAGATTTAAAAGAAAAGAAATAAAATGTTTAGTTATAGAAGATTTTGAAACAGGACGAATTTTTAAAGTAGTTGGTGAGGACAGGATTAATAAGGCTTTAGAAAAATATACAGCAAATGAGATAACAAAGGTGTATAACCCTGACCAAAAACAAAAAAACAAGATATTTGAACTAATGGAAATAAGTCAAAAGGGCAAGGAGTTAGTTACTACTGTAGATGGTGTAAAAATGATTATTAACTTAATACCATTATTAACAGATATCAAAATTGATTTAACATCCGAAGATGATATGGCGGAGATAATAGAAATTATAAATGATCCAAATGAGGTTTTTGAATTAGTTAGAGATGAATTAAACGAGATATTAGGAATGTTAAATGCAAGATATATAAATAACTTAAAAGTAATAAGTATGTTACCTGAAGATATCATAGAAAAGACTATGGAATTACAAATGCAAGAAAATGATAAAATAATAGAAAATAAAACTGAAGCAAGTGAGAATAATGAGTAATAAATTCAATAATTTCAATGATTTATATAATTCTTGGAAAAGGAAATGCGAAGAAACAGTTAAGGAAGTAGTACCATCGGTTATGAAAGATAAAATGCAAGAAGCAATAGAATATGAAGTATATGCAAAATATACTCCTAAATCTTATATAAGACGTAAAGATAATGGCGGATTGTTAGATAAAAAGAATATGGTAGAAAGAATAGAAGTGAATAGAAATAAAATTACCGTATATCTTTTTAATAATACTTTAGGAAATGATAAATACAAATATCATACAAATGATTATATTGATTCAATTATTGTAACTGGTAGGGGTTACACGTGGAAGAGTTCTGAGATTTATAAAAATCCAATAAAAAGGGATTTCTATAAAGAAACAGAGAAGTTATTAAATGATGGAGAATTAAGAAATGCGATAATAAAAGAGTTAAGACAAAAAGGAATAATAGTTGTTTAGGATTGGCTAATTGGTAGTCAGTCCTTTTATTTTTATGAAAGGAGTGATTATTGTTGGCTGATAATATGGGTGCAATTTTTAGCGTAGAGTTTGAAGATTATGCTTCGGTAAAGAAAAAACTTGATATTTTAACTTCGCAAATACAAACTAATTCAAAAATTAGTTTTGCTATAGATAACAATGCAATAATAAAAGCTTTAACTGATATAAATAAATTAGCTTCTCAAAAGATAGATATATCTCCTAATGGAGATATAAGGATGTTGTCTACGTATAAAGATGAGCTAGGACAAATCGTTAAACTAAAGCAAGATTTAGCAAAAGATACAACAAGTATTTCTATTGATAGTAATATTACAAAACAAGCACAAGAACAACAGCGAATTGCCAAAGAAACATCTAATATGTGGCAACAAATAAGTCAAAAACAAAGACAAGAATCACAGCAAGAAGCTGATGAATATAATAGAATACAACGAGAAAAATATGATTCGGAACAAGAGTTTATAAATGCATCCAATGCTTTAAAACAAAAGGCTAGTCAAAGAAGAATACAAGAAGCACAACAAGAAGCTAGTATTGTAAATAAAACATTAGAAGCTAATTATAAAGAACAACAAACAGCAGAAAATCAATATAAACAAGCGCAAAAATTAATCGAATTAGAAAAAGAAAAGTTAAATATAAGATTAAAAAGTGTAGAGCTAAATAGAGGAGATTTAGTTAATAAAAATTACTCTAACGTTATTAAAAATAATATATCTAATCTTAATGGTAACACTGTAGATGATGTTAGAAGTAAAACTAGACTACTTAACATAGAATTGCAAAAATTAGACCAAAATGCTAGGGCAAAAGGACTAGCTATTGGTAAAACCGAATTACAAGGTTTTGGAGATTCTTTAAAATCTGCAACTGCAAATCTAGGTCTGTTTTTTACTGGTGGAATGCTTTTAAGAAGTGTTTTTAATGAGCTTAGAACAGGTTTAGCAGATATAAAAAATTTAGATGATGCTTTAAGGGATTTAAAAAGAGTTACTGATGATGTAAGCGATAATACATTAAATAACTTTGTTAATAAAGCAAATAGTATGGCTATAGCATTAGGTAACTCTACAGAAGGAGTTATAAATGCAACAACTACTTTTAAGCAGTTGGGATATAGTTTTGAAGAAGCTTCTAATTACATGGCTAAAAACAGTATTATTTTATCCAATGTAGGAAATATGTCTGCTGAAGATAGTGCAAATTCTATAGTGTCAATACTGAAAGCATTTAAACTTGAGGCTAGTGATACAACTCAAGTAGTTGATATGTTAAATGAAGCTGGTAATAACTTTGCTATAACTACACAACAATTATCTGAAGGATTAAGAGTTGGCTCTGCATCTTTGGCAATTGCAAATAATGATTTAGCACAAAGTTCAGCATTGATAACTACTGGAACAGAAGTATTAAGAAATCCTGAACAAGTAGCTAATGGACTTAAAACTATAAGTATGAGATTACGTGGAATTGCAGACGAGAATGGAGAACTTGTTCCTAAAATGGAGGAATTGGTTAAAAATCTTGCAGGTGTGGATATTACAGACAAACAAACAGGTAATATAAGATCTACGTTTGATATCTTAAATGACATGGGAAAAGTGTGGGACAACTTAAGTGACAAACAACAAGCATTGTTGGCTGAAAATGTTGCAGGTAAAACAAGGGTAATAGATGCCCCGTATGTACAGAGATGTGCATAGGACACATATTTAATTGCAGGTAATTCCTAAAGCCTTACACCACAACGTAGTAATGAAATATGTACAAGCGTGATGGTACGAAAGTAGAAAAAACGTAAGGATGAATATATGGTTAAATCCTAAGTATTCACAAACAATGGATGTTCATGCAGGTAAGACTCGAATAGAGTAAACTTCAACGACTATCCCAATGGCTACGTGGTAGCAATAGGAGTACGGCTCAATCGCTTAGAGTGGGTGAGAATCCCTTAAATGGAAAAGGTATGCCCTTAACACGCAATGGTGAAGGTGAAGAAATAGTCTACTCTCATGTGAAAGCATGAGTATTATATTAATGTTAAATAAAACAAAAAAAGGAGGTGAATTAATGCCTCAGAAAATCGAATTTAAAAATATAAAAAAGTTGTTTGAAAGTTATGGATTGAGGATTTTAAATAATGGTGTGAAGAATTCTAAGCAAAAGATAACAGCTTTGAACAACGATGGATATTTAGTTTACATATCGTATGAGTTTTTGAGAACAAATAATGGAGGATATAGGTTGTGGCATAAAAGTAATCCATATTCAATGTATAATATAAACAAATATACTATGGACAATTTTGGTGTGTATACAATAGATGAAGAATATGTTTCTCTAAAACATAAAATGACTTGGGTTTGTAGTGAATGTGGTTCTTTATACAAATACCCTTTGTCAAATATTTTACAAGAACATAAATCCACTTGTAACAAGTGTAGTAAAATACAAGCAACTAATAAGAAAAGAAATTCCATAGAAAAAATACAAAATATTTTCAAAAAACAAGGTTTGAAAATGCTCGAAGAATATCAATCTAATTGTATTCCAATAAAATGCAAAGACATTGAAGGGTATATAGTAATGGGAATATATAATAGTATAAAATTAGGCACAAAACATCTTAGATTCCATGTTTGTAATCCCTATTCAATTGATAATATTAAACATTATATAAAACTTAATGGTTTGGATTGTGAAATAATATCAAATGAGTATAAAGGTGCTACAAATAAAATGTTGTTTAGATGTAATTGCGGAAGAGTTTTCGAGACATCATGGGGGATATTTTATGGACAAGGAAAGACTAGATGTGATGTGTGTTCAAAAAATAAACCTAAAACAGAAATGTTGGTGGAACGTTATTTGATAAACAACAATGTTAATTATAAGACACAATATAGATTTAGTGATTGTAGACATAAATATCCTTTACCTTTTGACTTTGCAATAGTTAATGATGACAACTCTGTTCATACTCTAATAGAGGTTGATGGAATACAGCATTTCGAACCAGTAAAAGCATTTGGTGGAGAAGATAGATATAAGACTACAGTTCTAATAGATGATATTAAAAACAAGTATTGTAAAGATAATCATTATGAGTTAATCAGAATATCTTATAAAGAAATTGCTAATGGTAATTATATAAATAAATTAAAAACATTAATATAATATCTAATATGTAGCGAATATTAGAAAATATAAGGCAAATGTATTTGCGAGTATAATGCAGAACGCTGAACAATTAGATGAAGTGTACCAAAGTTTACAAAATAGTGCAGGAAGTGCAGAAGAAGAACAAGCTAGATATATGGATTCTATTAGTGGTAAACTAAACGCATTTTCAGAAAGTGTAAAAAAAATATGGATAGATTCTATTAATACAGATACTATTAAAAATATAATAGATACTGGAACAGCATTTGTCAATATATTTGATGGTGTTATTAATACAGTTGGGGTATTGCCAACAACAATAACTGCTGTTACTGGTGCATTAACAATATTTAATGAAAAGTTTAGAGAATCTACAACGATATTTATGAATGCTATCCCATTATTAAATAACATGTTTAATGGATTAAACAATATGTCCTTAAACCTACAAGCAAGTTCTACACAGTTAAAGAGTCAAATTACAACTTTAAAAACATATGCACAATCATATCAACAAGCAGGTATGTCTACAAAGGTTATGGGAACTAATTTAGCAATGTTACAAGCCAAATTAGCTGTTACGACCGTTGGATTAATTGCTACTAAGGTTGCTACAATAGCCCTACAAACAGCATTTTCTATGGGGTTATCTCTAGCTATTACAGGTGCTATAAGTTTAATTGGTAAGTTAGGTAAAGAACTTATAGGTACTGGTAAAAGTATGTCTGAATGCAAAACTCAGGCAGAGTCATTACAAAATGTGCTATCAAAAGAAAATGGAGATAATGACTTAATATCACAATATGAAAAATTAAACAAGTCATTAGAAGACGGAAATTTAACAGAACAAGAACGTAGTGAAATCAACAATAAGATTTATGATGTAAAAGAAAAAATCAGTAATCTAGATAGTGATTATAAAAGAATCTTGGAAGATAACACTGGCTCTTATGAGGAACAATTAAATCTGATGAAAGGGATATATGATTTAAAATTAAAGGATGCTTCTAAAGACTTAGATGATGAGATGATGTCTCAGAAAAAAGCCGAAAGAATCAAAAATCAATTAGATCAAAATATTCAAGCAATCAGAGAGTATCAAGAAAATGGTACTTGGATGGGAACAAAAGAGTCTGAAGACAGTATGTCTAAAGCTTTTGAGAAAGCAAAGAAAAATGTAAAAGAGTATTATACTGAATTATCTATGTATAATTCTAACGTAAAGCTAATGGAAGAAGCTAATTATAGTTCAGGTAGGTCTGTTTTAGAATTAAGTGATGACGCTAAGAATTTATATAATGAGCTATATAATGTACAAGGAGCTTTAAATGGAGCGAAGCGAGAAACAGAAGACTTAGGCAATTCAACTGAAATGACAAAACAACAGTTTGAGTCTATGGCAGATACCATTAGTGGTTCTACTAATAAGATAAAACTATTACAAGATGCCATAGAGGAGTTTAGCAAAACTGGTAAAATTTCTACAAGTTTAGAAGATAAAATATTTGCTTCTAATGACCTTGAAATGATTGCTATGCTTGGTGATAAAAATACATTTCTTGAAAAGGCTAATGGACTTTTAAATCAAGAGATACAATTAAGGGAGCAAAATAAAAAAGTCATAATTGAAGAAGCACAAAACCAAGTTAATAGTGACAATGTTAAAATTAGTTCTACTCAGCGTATCTTAAATGATATGGCTAAAATGACTGGAAAGACTGTTGATGAGTTAGGGAAACAATATGGTATAGATGTTAGTAATTTTAACAGTTCACAAAACCCTAAAGCTAATGCTATGTCCAATGTTTTAAATGACATGGCTAAAATGACGGGGAAAACAGTTACACAACTAGGAAAAGAGTATGGGATTGACGTTACCAACTTTCAAAATGCAAATCAAGCAAAATTAGATATACTTGAAAAACAAGCACGTATTACTCAAGATAAAATGAATATTTTGAAAAATGGTTTTGATTCGTATTTAGATGATTTTTCCAATAGAGTTAATTCAAATAATAATAACAATCCTTTTGGGTGGACACCTAAACTAACTAATAGTTATACACCTATTTCTTCAAGCTATAATCCCGTTTCTTCTAATTATAGCCCGAGTGGTTCTAAGTCAAGTAAATCTGAAGTAGCTGATTTAGAATTAAAAATAGATAGATATTATAAGTTGAATAACGTTATAGACGGGTTAAATTCTACTTTGGGAATTTATGAATCTAAATTAGAATATGCTACTGGTAAAAAATATGTTGATATAATTAACGAAGAACTTAGCATATATAAACAACAACAACAAGCTATACAAAATAAAGTATCTGAAATGAAGAAAGAACAGGCAGAGCAAAAAAGACTATTGCAACAAAATGGTTTTATTTTTGATAGCATTGGTAATATAACTAATGCAACTCAAAGATTACAACAATTGCAGAATAGTGCTAATTCAAAATCAGGTAATGAAAAAGAAAAAGCTAAGAAACAAGTTGAAAACATTTCTGAAGCTCTAAAGAATTATGCTGATTTAACTTTTAATTCTCTTCCGGAGATGGAGAAAGAGTGGCAAAATTTATCTAATAAAATCAAAGATACCAATAAAGAAATGACAAATCTTGTATCTGAACAAGAAGAAAAGATATATGATTTAATTAAATATAAATTAGAAAAACTTGTTGACGAAGAAACAAAAGCTTTAAATAATTTAAAAAATAAAATGGATAAAATATGGTCTAAGGAAGATTATCAAGATGAGTTAGATGAAAAGCAAAATAATTTAGCCGATTTATATGCACAAATGCAAGAAGCTTTACGTGGTGGCAATACAATGTTGGCTGAAAACCTAAGAAAAGAATATGAAGAAGCACAAAAAGAATTAAATAATCTTATTAAGGAACAAGATAGAAATGACTTTACAGATAAAATAGATGATAAGATTTCAAGTTTAGATGAAGCATTACAAGAAGCATTGAAACCTGAAAATATTAACAAAATAATAGAAGAAGGTTTGAAGACTGGTTATATACAAATTGGTGATGAGATTATAAATGTACAAAATGCTATGAATGAGATGATAAAAGAAACTACAGTAGGTTTTCAAACAGCAGGAAATGCTATGAAGGAATATATAGATAGTTTAAAAATAGCAGAAGAAATTTATAAAAATATACAAGGTATCAATACTAATTTAGGTATCACAGTAGATAAAAATTTTGGCAATAAAAACAGGATTTTAACAGAACCTAATCAGCTTTCTAGAGTGGCAACAAATACTACTAATAATGGAGATGTAATATTACAGATTAATACTCCTTTATTACAAGTAGACCACATAGACAATTCTAATAAACAAGAAATGCAAGAATATACTGATAGGGCAGTAGATAGATTAACAAATAATATAGTTGATGTAATTCAACATAATACTTAAAAATATTTTAGGGAGGTAAAAAGCAGATAGCAAGTACATTGTTTTGCTTGTTATCTCCCTAATTTTTTCGCTTGAAAGGAGGAATGAAAGTGGATACAGAAATATCTAAAGTTTATTCCATAAAATTAGATACAAAAGGTAAGGGAATAATTGCAAAAGATATAAATAATAAGTCTTTAATTTGCAATGCTAGTGATAGTATTAAAATCGTTGTAGAACTACTAGAAGACGGCTTAAAGAAAGACTTAGGTAGTAACTGCAATATAAGTTTAATAAGTCACATACAGCATGTTAACGGCTCTGTAGACGATGTCAAACAAGATAATGCAGATGGAAGTATAACATATGAAATCATTGATGGGAAAACTATTATAACTATATATCCTAAAGATAGTTTTAATTTAAATGAAGGAATTTCTGAAAATGAAATTGTGATATCAGATACAAATGAAAATATATCTGTACAACATTTCAAATTTAAAATTAATCCATCTTTAAATAATAATATAGTGCATGATTCTATAGATAGTATAAATACTTTAACAGAATTAGAAGAACAGATAAAGAAAAACGAAGTTACATTACAAGAAACAACTCAACAAGCTGTAGATATGCAAAAACAAGTTGATGATAAGTGTAATGAAGTAGATACTATATTGGCACAACAAGATGTAATTATAGATAATAGTATAAACGAAATGAACGCTAAGATAAATAATATGAATACTACAATAGATACACAGGTATTAAAAACTATTAAATTAAATACCTTAGAAATGCCATCGGAGAGTGTTATTTATTTTGCAACTAAATTAATAAATGAGAAAGCTGAAAACTTAATAAATAAAGCTTTTGATGTTCATATTGGAGGTCACGTATATAATACAAATACATTGCAAACTACTATAGGAATATTGAATTTCTACATGTTAAACAATAGCCTATATGTTGATTATAGGTCTTTAGTAGATAGGAATATGAGTGGTAATACAGTAAGTGTAGAAGTGTTGTTTAGTAATAAATTAAACTATATACCTAAAAGTGCTGTGGGTTATAAGTTATTATTTAAAACTAAATTAGCTAAGTCTTTAAACACAAGTGATACAATGTTTGCTTATATAACTCCTAAATCTGATAGCAAGATTGAATGGGGTGAATAGTCATGTTTCAAGGGCGATGTGACTTCTTTGATTATGATGGAAGAAGTAGTGAATATTTAGGGTGGAGAATCGTACAAGTTGGCAATGCAGATTTTGAAACTAATTTTGGTGCTGAATATAAGGTTGAAACAGTAGAAGGTATAAATGGTAGACAAGATTTTGTAAGAGCTACAGCTGATTTACAAGAGTTGCCTATTACTATATGTAAAATGAATGCTATGGGGAATCCACTACCAGTTACCAATAAGGAAATACAATTCTTAATAGATTGGTTAAAAACTGATGAAAATAAAATTCTAGTAGCAAATGGATTAGTTTACAAAGGTATGTTTGCTAAATCAGGAACTCAAGTAAGAAAACAAGATGAATATTGCTATATAAATTTAACATTTAAAATGGCTGAAGGTTGGTGCAATAGAAAACAAGTTAATAGTGGGGTTAAGATAGTTAATAATACTTATAATATAGAATTAGAAAGTAAAGCTACTATAAATAAAAATAATATACCATTAGTAATGAGAGTTGAATTGTTAGGTAATACAAGTAATGTTACTATAACCAACATTAGTACAGGTGTTAAGTTTACTATGAACGGAATGACAGATGAATTAGATAAATACTTTGAGATAAATGATTTTGAAGGAAATGAGTTTATAACAAATTTACAAGATGATACAAGGAATTTAGCAAAGTTATTACAAAAGCCTAGAGATTTTATTTATCTTAGGAAAGGTAAAAATAGAATTAAAGTTGAGTGTGATGGTAAAGCAAAAATACTATTCACGTATATAGACAATTACCAAATTGGAATGTAGGGTTTAGGAATTATTCTAAGCCCTTTTTGTTATGAAAATAATTAATTTTAATATAGATGAAAATAATGTATAGGAGGATTTTTATGAGAAGTGTTAAGGCTAATGGCAAGGCTATGAGAATTGAACTTTATAGAAATAGAAGTGAATTCTTATATAATATACCTTTAGAATGGATAGATAAAATAGAGTATAGATATAATGATATTTCTAAATTTGAAATAAAAGTGCCTAAATATATAGGTGTAGATCATAAGATTAATCCTATATATATGAAGATTTTGAGTAGACAACAAATAGTTATAGATGATAATGATAGATATATATTAATGGAGAAAAAAGGATTAACTAAAAAGCACAATGGGGATAAAACATTTACAGCTTATAGATTTCAAAAGACTTTAGAGAAGAAAAGAATAAGTATTGAGAGTGGAAACTACCAACTTATAAGTGATGAAACTCATATAGCAAAAGGAATTCTTGAACTGGCTTTAGAAGGTACACAATGGACTATAGGAGAAGTTGATAATGATGCTAGAATAGTTAATCAGTTAGCCCCTGTGATTGAAACTATAGGTTTATATGAGGGTTATACAAAGAATAATGTACAATATGAAGACTTATTGTGGTCTAAAGATTTTAATATAACTATACCTGAAGATAAACCCTTATATATTACAGTTAATTATAATGGTGTTGAATCAAATAAAGAAGGAACTAAGTATGGATTTGCTAATGTAATAAATAAGTTTGATCCATTTTATACAGGTATAAAGCATATTGATGCTTATTATGTTAATGAGGTTAATAATAGGTTTGGTATAAAATATGTTATTACTTTACAAGATGGTGTACAAGAAACAGTAAGTCATACATTTGTTAATACAACAGATAAGGATTTAAGTATTGAAGATATTAATTTACAATATGAAACTGGTGAATATATAGAACAAGACATTATAGTTTATCCAAGTTTTGATGAAATTGATGACAATGTATTAAACCTATTGGAGAAAATAGAAGAAGTATTTGAATGTGTAATGGATTATAATACTATAACTAAAACTATTAATTGTTATGCTAAGAAGAATGTAGGTGTGTCAAAACAGCCTATGTTAAGTTTTAATAGTAATATATTAGAAATCAGTGATACAGAAGATAGTGAAATACCAACAGGGATTAAAGTAATGGGAAAAGATGGGTTGAGTATTTCAGGAGAAAACATTTTTGGTGGAGATATAATTTATAACTATAATTATTACATAAATAATAAAATATTATCTGATGAATGTGTGGCTAATTGGAATAGGTTTGTTGCTTTAGCTACTATAAAAAGAGATGAATGGGATTTAATAAAATCTCAAGTCGGTCTAATGGGTAGTAAAAAGATAAAATTAGATAGTGAAATTACGAGTTTGTCTAATAGAATAACTTATAATAAGGAGTTATTAAGTACATATATTGCTACTGGTGACAAAGAAGCACAAAAAGAAATACAATTAGAAATAGAAGAGTTGGAAACTAAATTTAATGCTTGTATGAGAGATTTAGATGATACTAATAAACAAATACAAGAGTTAAATGATAGAACTGCTGAAATTTCTAATAGCTTAAATAGAAAAACAGCAAAAGATAAAAATGGATTGATATTCACAGAAAATGATTTGCAAGAATTAGATGATATAGATGAAATTATTACTCTAGAAGATGATTATTATACTAATGCTAATTTATTATATGAATATGCAAAAAAAGAATTAGAAGATAAAACAAATCCTAAGATAGATTGGGAAATGGATTCTATTAACTTCACTAAATGTTCCAAGAATTGGAAAAAGGTAATAACTTTAGGTGATTTGTTCTTATGTAAGTCCGATGTAGAAGAAGTTATAAAACAGGAAGAAGTAAGGTTGGTTGGTTTTGACTATGTTCCAAAAAATGATACTATAGACAAGGTGTATTTTAGTAACAAAGATAGTTTAACTAATAAATTACAAAAGGGGTTTGGGACTTCTGCTAGGAAGGCAAGTAAGTCTTATCAAAAAGTCAATAGTTATGAAAATATTTGGGAGCAATCAATTTTAAGTAACAACTTTGTAAATTCAATGAGAGAACAAGGATTAAATTTAAGTGCTACTCAAATTAGGTCATTAACTCAAAAAATGCTTTTGGACTTTGGAAGTTATGGGTGTTTTCTAAAGGATAGTGAAAACTTAGATAATTGTGTTTATTTAGGAAGTAGTCTTATTGCTATTTCAACAGATGGATTTAAAACTTGTAAAACAGCTATAGACCAAAATGGGGTTGTAGCTGATACAATCATCGGAAAGTTGCTTTTAGGACAGGCTTTATATATAACCGATGATTCGGGACATGGTTTTTATATAGGAAATATAAATTCTGATATGACGCCTGATAATAATGGTGAAGATTTTGGTATACAAATAAGAGATATGAATTCACAAAGAGAAAGAATATTTATAGGAATAAGGAATGGTGTAGCAACTCTAAGGTTGTATGGTGATGATGGAGAAGTTAATTTTGACGAACGTGGATATGTTGTACCATCATATCACGAAGTAGCAGACAACCTTTCTCCTAATTATCCATTAGAAACAAGCGTGTGGATACCAAGTGGAGTTAGCAGAATAAAAGAAGCTATATTAAAAATTAGATTAGGTCAATACAGAGGGTATACTCAGGACGTAACTACAAGTACAACTACAACAACTTCTGAATCAAATGCAACTCAAACTTCTTATGGTGGGGGGAATCATAAACACCTAGTTTTTAACAGAAACACACAACAAAATCCCGCAGTATCTGCTCCTTATTGGTGGAATATAGATAGGGATGGTAGCGGAATATCGGGGTGGGTTGCAAAGTTTGATGTAGCAAGATTAAGCGGTTCAACTACAGTTCCTTCTCAAATATATACAGAAGGATCGAGTGGAACTCATACACATGATATAGGAGGACATGTTCATCCTATTAGAATAAATTTGAGTACGACAGTAAGAACGGGAATTAAATTGTACGAAAAGGCATCTAGTGTCAGAGTTGAAGTAAATGGTCAAACAGTTGCTAATAATATTAATTCAGATGTAGAACTAGATATAGCATCATATTTGTTGCCAAATAAAGATAATATGGTTAAAGTTTATTCCTCAACGAATGGAAGAATAAGATTAGCTGTGTTTACAAAATATTATATAATGTGGTAGGAGGAGAATATGGAAGATAATAATATAGTAATATTAGATGATAGTAGTGAAGATTTAATTGGTACTAAAATAGAAACACCTATAAGGTTTAATATTAATAATAATATTGTAGAAGTAGGAAGATTTTTTGCTAATATAGAAAGAGATTTAAAAGGCATTAGTATACAAATATATTTTAATGAAGAAGATAAGGCAATTGTAAGAGATAATATAAATTTACTAACAGACAAATATAGAACTTTTTATGAATCAATAGTTAGAGAAGCGAATTTAGTAGGTTGGGATTTTATACAATAAATTAAATAAAATTCAACATAATTAGTTGACATTATTAGCTAAAGAGAATATACTAATATTAACAGGTAATACTTGTTAAAAATAAAACATGTTGGAGATGAAGTTATGAAGAAAAAATTAATTACAATAGTTATGTTGTCTATTATGATATTAAGTTTCACTGGATGTACTAAAGATCAAGTATCAGAAATTGAAGATATAAGCAAAAATAATACAGAAGTAATAACAATAAAAGATGAAGCACAAGAAAATTATCCATATGAAAGTGGACTGACTAAAGAAATAAAGAGTATGACTAATGCTTTACATTGTACTTTTGCAATTACAGATAAAACTAATTTATATATAACTGTAGAAGGTGACAGAGCAGTTTTAAATGCTAATAAACAAAATATCATAGAGTATTTAAAGAAAGACACTAAGTATTCTAATGTAACTTTAATCATGCACGACTCAGGTAGTTCTGTACTAGACGCCTTTTATAATCAAAAAATAAAATAACAAACAAAGACTAGAGATAATAATTCTCTAGTCTTTTCTATATAAAAATATCCTTTTATTCAATAACAATCTACAACATAAATTAAATATAAATTGACATAGCAAATCACTTGTATTATAATGGAAATAAACAAAGTAAAATTTGTTAATTTATTGTAAGAAGGTGATGCTATTGAATGTTTTGATTTAACCTTAATGTGCGAAATTCTCCCATCTTCTAAAGTGGGAGATGGATAGCACAATAGAAGTTATTAAAATACATAGAAAATCAAGGGAGGTGAATACAGTGTTAAAAGCTTATAAATATAGGATATATCCCAATAAAGAACAACAGCAATATTTCAATAAAACATTTGGTTGTACTAGATTTATATATAATCAAATGTTAGCCGATAGGATAAAATCATACGAAGAAAATAAAGATTTAGATATTAAAGCTATAAAATATCCTACACCTGCTCAATATAAAAAGGAATACGAGTGGTTAAAAGAAGTCGATAGCCTAGCTTTAGCTAATGCTCAAATGAACTTGGATAAAGCCTACAAAAACTTCTTTAGAGATAAATCAGTAGGGTTTCCTAAATTCAAAAGCAAGAAGAACAACTATAGAAGTTATACTACTAATAATCAAGGTGGGAATATCCATATTAAAGATAAAAGAGTTAAGCTTCCTAAGGTTGGATATATAAAAATAAAACAACATAGAGAATTTATAGGATTAATCAAATCTTGTACTGTAAGCAAAACTCCCAGTAATAAGTATTTCATAAGTATATTAGTTGATACTGAAAACATTGTATCACCAAAGTTAACTACTAAGGTTGGAATAGATTTAGGAATAAAAGATTTTGCAATTACTTCTGATGGAGAAGTGTTTTCTAATCCTAAAAACTTAAAGAAGTCAGAAAAGAGACTAACTAAACTACAAAGAGATTTGTCGAGAAAGAAGAAAGGTAGCAATAACAGATATAAAGCTAGATTAAAAGTCGCTAAGTTACATGAAAAAATAGCTAATCAAAGAAAAGATTATTTACACAAAATAAGTAATTATATAACTAACGAAAACCAAGTTATAGTTATAGAAGATTTAAAAGTAAGCAATCTTATGAAAAATCATAAATTAGCTAAAAATATAGCAGATGTAAGTTGGTTTGAATTTAGGAGACAATTAGAATATAAATGTGCTTGGAAAGGTAGAGAATTAATAATAGCTCCATCAAATTATGCTAGTAGTCAACTTTGTTCTAGTTGTGGAAATAAATCAAGTCAAACAAAGGATTTATCATGCAGAACATATGTATGTCCAGTATGTGGAATGGTTATGGATAGAGATATTAATGCAAGTATAAATCTGTTAAAACTAGCTATGTAAATAAAAAATTAGATAGTTAGAGAGGTTGGAGCGATCTTTATAGCTTGGGTAAACTTGTACCGTTAGGTATATTGACCAAGAAGCTCTCACTTCTATAAGTGGAGAGTAGTTCACTTAAAGAACAGATATTAAATATATTATAGAATAAAAGGGGAAATTAAATGAATAAGGTACAAGAATTTTTAAATGAAAATTTTGGAGAAGTAAGAGCAATAAATAAAGATAATGAAATGTGGTTTGTAGCTAGTGATGTTGCTAAAATATTAGAGTATAGAGATGCAAATGCACTTACCAAAAGTTTAGATGATGACGAAAAGGATACGCAAACTTTGAGTACCCTTGGTGGAAATTAAGAAATATGATGATATGAAAAATGTGTCCGACAACTTGGAGGGTGCAAATTCTATGGTTAGAAGATTGTCAAAAACCACTCTTACTTAACTACGAGTAGTAACTATACTACAAACTTACTAACGGTGATATTTACAGTGTGACGATAATATCAGAATAATTATAAAAACAATTAAGAGGGAGATTAAATGAGAGAAAATGAGATTTTAGAAAGTTTAAAAACAAGAGAAGAATTAATAGGAAGAACAGAAGTTTTAGATAAGGTTAAAGAGTTAATATTGTTACCAAATACAGAGTACGCAACAACACAACAAGTGGCTGATTATTTTGAAGTTGGTGAGAGTGCTATAAAATCACTTGTATTTGATAACAATGAAGAAGTTACTTCTGATGGATACAAGGTTTTAACAAAGAATGAACTGAGTTCCTTAAAGGAACTCTGTCAAATAAAGTCAAGAGCAAGAATGTTGGCGATATTCCCTAAACGTGCCATATTAAGAGTTGCTATGTTGTTAAGAGATTCAGAAGTTGCAAAAGAAATAAGAACTAGATTACTAGACATTATACAAGATGTTTCTGAAGGTAAAGATAATATAATTGATAATATAGTAGATGAAATTGATGAGGAAAAAATTTTATCTGAAAGATTAACACAAGCAATTATGAGTGGAGATCTAGAAGAAGAAGGAAGAATAAAAACCGAAATAATAGGTTTAAGAAATAAAAGAATTAAAAAACTACAAAATGAAATAGAGACAATAACAACTAATGCTTTAACAATAATAGAATCTAAGAAGGTTATAAATAAATTGGTAAGGGTAATTGCTGTAAAAAGATATCAAGGCAATTTTGCCAAGACATGGAATGAATTATACAAATCTGTTAATTATAAATTAAGTATTAATATAAAGGCTAGAGATAAGAAAAAGAGAGAAACTTACATAGATACTTTATCAGAAGAAGAATTGTTTGAAGTAGAGAAAATAACAAGAACATGGGCTAATAGAATTGGAGTAGACGTAGAAAAGGAAATAAAGTTAGCAAGTTAAAAAAGAAATTAAATATACTGATATTTATATGAGATGGATATATTCTATCTCTTTTCTTTTAATTATATGTAATTAGACTAGATAAACTAGTCTTTATCATAGGATTCTAAATAGTCATTTATTAATTTTCCGATTAAATTAGAAACACTACGGTTGTCTTCTTTTGCAACTTTTTTTAATTTTTCATTGGACTCTCTACTAATAACTGCCATTACTCGAATGTTTTGATCTTTAACAGCCAACATAAATCACCTCGTTATTATTATATATCAAAAATGTAAAATAGTAAATGTTTTTTGGAAAAGTGTTGACACTCGTAAACAATGGTAGTATAGTATAAATATACCAAGTAACAGCGCTTGTAAACAATAATCCAAAAGGGGGATTTGAGAATGGAAAATTGTAAAACTAACTACACTGCAGATGAATTTATAATTAATGAAAGCATACTAGAAAGTATTAACACTACTAGGGAAAATTTCATACAGTACGGAAGATGGTTGGAAAGATTTAATTTAGCAAACACGGATGATAACTACGAACAATATTTAATCCAAGGTGGCTACAAATGGGAAGAAGAAAGAAACAAACATATTAAGGATGAACTGTTTGGGTTCTTAGTAGAAGTCTTAACAAGTGGGATGAACTTAGGAATAATTAATAGAAAAGCAGATAAATATTATGTATTAGATGATTTTCAATTTAGATTTAATGAGGATAATACCTTATTACATATAGAAACTATGAGTGAAGAAATTAATATACCAATCACAGAAGAAACCAATGTGAATATTGGTGTAAGTGAGGTGCAAATAGGAGATTTTATTATAGAAGAAATGGAATAATTATATATTATTTTCAAGATCAGTTTAACAACTGGTCTTTTTTATTTAAGAAAAGTAATTAAAATTCATAATTTATAACAAAGATTAAATAAAAGTAGTAAGTGAGTATATCTGTTCGGTATATTGATTTACTACTTTTTAAGAAGGAGGAATAGAAGAATGGAACAATACAATGATAATAGTAGTATTTTATATGAAAGACTTTATGATTCAGTAACAGGAAATCCTATAATAATCCCTACAACTGAAGTACAAGAGTGCAATAATCATGGGATAATAACACTTTCCCTTATTCCTAATGAAAGTGAAGGATTAGAGTTTCCTGAATTAAATAATATGCACGAAGTTTATAACGCTGAAGATGTTGTGGGAGAAAATGATTTCTATTGTAATTATAAACGTGGAGATGTATATTTACATGAAAGTAAATGGCACAAAAAGACTAAGATAAGCTATAAAGGTGAAGGTATTTCTTTTATAGGTGCGAATAGAGTTTATACACAAAGAGATAAAGATGGTAATGTTGTACAAACCTTAGATTATATAATTGAAAAAGGTATGGAGGCTATAGAATCTTTATTAATTATCGGTTCGGCAATTCAAGTGCTGTATAGATTAGAGGAAGATATTACTATGGGCGATAAGCTACACACAAATCTTCAATCTGATATATCTATTGGTCAATCACTTGATAAATCATTAAAAGTAGAAATTCCAAAAGCACAAGTAATCGAACCTAAGCTAAAAGAACAAAACGTTGAAGGTAATAGAATACTTCCATTATTAACAGATGTAAATGAACAAGCTGTGATTAATCATAGTAATTTACAAGAAGATGTTATAAACACAGGTGAAATTGTAGATAAGATAAAAACCACTGGTAATGCTTCGTTTGTAATTGAGGTTGGAGATTGGACAACTAGTGATGACTCTAACTGGACATATATGTATACATTATCAACTTCTTTACATTCAAGTGATTTAGTATTTAAAACACAAGAAATAACCACTAAAGGGTTTGAAGATTGTTTGTTATATAGTATTGTAAAAGATGCCAATACGATAGCATTTTATACTGATAATAATATTAGAACAAAAATTGTAGTAAACGCTAGGCAATATGGTGGAATTATTCAGGATTTTTCAGTAGTAAATACAGATTTAATTTCTGAAGGAGCGAGTAATAAATATGTAACTTTGCAAGAAAAAATCAACATAGGGACTATACATAACAAGGTAGACAAAGAAGAAGGGAAGGGTTTGTCTACTAATGATTATACAGATTCAGATCAATCAGAAGTTGCAAAAATAAAAAACTTATTAAACTTAACTTATCCCGTTGGTTCAATTTATATGAGTGTTAACAACACTAATCCAAAGTCTTTATTTGGTGGAACTTGGGAGGAGTTTGCAAAAGGTAAAACCTTAATCGGAGTAGATACAGCACAAATAGAGTTTAATACAGTAGAAAAAACAGGCGGAGAAAAAACTCATAAATTAACAACACTCGAAATGCCAACACACGCACATAATTGGAATGGTTATTCTGCTGGAAACCTTTATTCTGGAAGTGGAAGTGGTGTTACATACGCATTATTTGGGAATGATACTTGGAGTGGAAGTTCTAATAATGGAATACAACCGATAGGTAGTGACCAACCACATAACAACCTACAACCTTATATTACTTGTTATATGTGGAAAAGAATTGAATAGTTAAAATTTGTTTTGTACTTAGTCAGAAATATATGTTTGACATATGGTTTAATAATTAATTTTTAGATTAATGAAAATATTAAATACGTGAATGAAAGAAGTGATAAAAGATATGAATATAAATGAAATTTTATTAAAAGTAAAACAGGTAGCGAATAAACAGGATAAAACAGACAATTTATTGGAAACTACTAGTAAAGTAATACCTCTTGCAATCAATGAAGTTAAGTCGTCCTTGGAAGAAACTAAGAACGAAGTTAATAGTTTAAATACTAGTAAAGTTGATAAAATTGAAGGGAAATCTCTATCTACAAATGATTATGACAATGTAGAAAAAGCTAAAGTAGCAACCATAACAAATAAAGCGGAAAAAACTACTACAGATAATTTACAATCACAGGTTGATAATTTAGTTTTACATAGTGGTGGGGATAGTAATTTAGAAGTAGCACAAGCAAGAGTAGATTATGTTGGAAATACTTTTCCAACGCTAAAATCAAAAGATGATAATGTTGAAAAACTATTATTTGAGATGAGTTCTATTTATAATAAAATAACCTTTGAACAAGGTGGTACTGGTACAAATGGGGATTATTCGACTACAAATAGATTAAGAAGTGTGGGCTTTTTTAATATTAACGGAACTTTTAGTGTAGAGATTGATAGTTCATGGAAGTTTAACTTATTAGAATACAATAACGAAGGTGCATTAGTAAAAAATTATGGTTTTACTTCCAATATGTTAACGGTAAATGGTATTGTAGATAATAAATTTAGAATAGTGTTAGGTAAAACTAATGATTCAACTATTACGCCTGATTTAGCAAGTGGCATACTTTCAATACTATATACTCCTAATAGTGGAATTTTCAAAGAGTTAAAAGAAACGAAGAAAATTAAAAATACTTTTATTGATAAAGAATTACTTGCCTTCAAAAATGAATACGGGTACTACCAGCAAGGAAACTTTGTTTCATCATCTGTGAATATTACTTATTATTATGATGTTTCAGATTTAAAAAGTATTAATTTAACTACTACGCAAGTACAATATAAAAATATTTATACTTTGTTAAGTAAAGAATTCAATGTTATAGATTATATTAGAGTAAATGATGCTTCATTAACTTACAACCAAGAGGAGATAAATCTTAATGGTGCTTGCTATATAGCTATAAGTGAACCTAAAAACAGTCCTGTTAATAAGAAAATAACTTACTTATCACCGGTAATTAAAGAAAATACAAATAATGAACAAAATCACAGGTGGTATGGAAAGAAAATAGTCTGGTTAGGTACAAGTATACCAGCAGGAGGTAAAGAAGGAAAAAATAATCCACTTTCTTATCCTATGATTTTAGGAAAAAGATTAGGGGCAAATGTAATTAATGAAGCTGTAGGAGAAAGTAGTTTACATTGTAAAGCGGTTCATAGAATAAGTGAAGCTAACCCTTATGGTTTTGAAGAAAACTGGAATAAATGTGCTAGATGTTTAACAAATACATTAGAAGAAGTAGAGTGGTTGCTAACTAATTGGAACAACACTACTATATTTACTTCAGGAACATTGACTACACTTACAGAAGAAGATAAAGCTTTTTACAGAAGATGCAGTTTTGAGAATAAATTATTACCACATTTAGAAAGTGGGGATGCCGATTTATTTGTGTTAGACCACGGTCATAACGACAGATATAATGCTAATAAAAAAGATGGAGTAAGTGTTGATGACAGTGTAATAATGGAAGAGTATGGAGAATTTAACCTGTACACTTTTGAAGGTGCTAGTAATTTTATCATAAACAAAATTCTAACATCTAATGCTGAAAATAGAATTTGTTTCATAGGTGAATATGAAAATCAGAAGTTACCATTAGTATCACAATTTCAGTTGAGGGTAGCTGAAAAGTGGTTATTCCCTATATATAAACAATGGGAAAAGTTAGGGTGGACACAAAATAAGATTACCACTACAGGTTATTGGGACAACTCTACTGGACTTTGGGTTGAAAGTGGAGGAGAAGAACAGCAAATAACAATGTTAAATAGATGGGTTAGAGATAATATTCATCCAAATTCTGATAACAGTGGGAAGGCTACAAAATTACTAGTTGATAATATGAAAATTTGGTTTTTATATAATGTTTAATTGACCGAAATTGCGAATTAACTAAAGTTGAAAAGTTTTAAATTAAGACTTTTAATTGGAAAATAAAAAGGAGTATAACTGCAAATAATATTACTGCGAATAAATATTGAATACAATTATGCTCCTATTATGCAATTCTAATAGAACCAGTATTGTGATCCTTATTAGATTACATTATTAGTATTACAAATTTACAATTTAATATTCATAAAAATAAAAAATAATTAAGACTTAGTCAAAATGGCTAGGTCTTTTTATTATATAAAAATTAAATAAGGAGGAATTGTATATGGCACATTGGTTTTTTGATGCAGGTCATGGAGGTACAGATTCAGGAGCTGTAGGTAAAAAAGGTACATATGAAAAAGTAATTACTTTAAGGGCTGTTTTAAAAGCTAAAGCAATAATGGAATCATATGGTGAAAAGGTTACATTATCTAGAGATTGTGATAAATTTGTTTCTTTAGCAGATAGAACAGCATTGGCAAATAGGCTAGGATGTGATTATTTAGTTAGTTTTCATATGAATAGTGCTTCTTCAAACGCTATTGGAACTGAGGTTTGGACTTCAGTAGGTTGTAGTAATGAATCAACTAAATTGGCAAATATAATGTTAAATGAATTGTTACAGGGAATTGAAGAAATGGGGTATAAAACACCAAACAGAGGAGTTAGGCGTAAGAACTTTTGGATGGTTTACAGGAGTGATATGCCTGCTGTTTTAACAGAAGGTGATTTTATTAGTAATTCAATTGTTGAAGATAAGTTTAATGCTGATAAGTACGGAGAAATAGTTGCTAAAGGATGTCTAAAGTTTATTGGAAAAGTTAGTAATAATGATGTAGTTATTAAAAATCCACCAATAGATGTAGAATATAAACCTTCATATACAGTCGCAACAGTTGAACAATCTAAGAGATTTATTGGAGGTCGTGCAACTGATATACAAAAGAAATTAATGTATTTGGGATATAATCTAGGTTCGTGGGGTGCTAATGGTATATGGGGTGAATATAGTTATAATGCTTTAATTCAATTCCAAAAAAATAACTCATTAGATCCTGATGGATATTGTGGTAACGCTACTACTTCTAAATTAAATGAGAAGTACAATGCAAAGATTCAAGCTAATAACAGGAGGGAATCAAAATTGTTAGAAAAAGTTAAGTATAAACAAGTAGTTTACGGAAGATCAGGTTCGCATGTGTATTTACTACAATCAATATTAACAGAGTTAGGCTACAACGTAAATGGTATAGATGGTCATTGTGGAAATGGTTTAACAAATGCTATAAAGGCATATCAAAGAAATAATGGATTAACCGTAGATGGTTCTTGTTATGTTGAAATGTGGACACATATATTAACAAAATAAATTAAATATAAAAGGAGAATGATAATATGGAAAGTTTTTTAACATGGGGCTATGTAGCCACATTTATGGGAATAGTTTTTTGTACTAGTATGTTGGTTGAGTTCTGTAAGGAAATGCCATACATAAAGAAGATACCAACAAAGTATTTTACAGCTATAATTGCATTTGTATTAATATTTGTATCTTCAATATTTTTAGGAGAGTTTACTTTTATTAATATTCCATTAATGATATTAAATGCTATACTTGTTGCATTTACAACTACTGGACAATATGATTTCCACTATAGGAAAGTTAGATTAATTGAAGACAAGCCTGAAGATGAACAAAAGAACGATTTAGAAGAGTTAAAGAAATAACATAAATTAAATAGAATTGTAATTTTATAAAGAGTCTAAGTGAAATATATTAGGCTCTTGCTTAAGATTATAAATAGATAAGGAGGAGGAAAAATATGATTAGATCACTTTGTGGTAAGCTATGGCAATATGGGGTTGAGGAGATAGAAGGATTAGATTCAGAAAGATTAACCTTGGATAAATCAACACTAAAAACAGGAACAACATTTAAGGAAATTAATAATGGTGGCAAAGTTTTTAAATATGAAAAATCAACAAATCAATGGTATGAAATGTAAGGAGGAGAAATTATGATTAGAAGACTACAAGGAAAGTTATGGGAAGTTGGGAAAGAAGAAATAGAAGGTCTTAAAAGTGAAAGATTAGCATTAACTGAAAGCGAATTAAAAGGGGTACATACTGGCTCTACTTTTTATGAAATAGACACTAAAGATAAGTATATGTGGGAAAGTTCTACAGAACAATGGTACAAACAAGATTCTTTAAATTACACCCACCCTTCCACTCATCCTGCAACTATGATAACAGAAGATACAACTCATAGATTCGTAACCGATGCAGAAAAAGCTATCTACAATGGAAAACAAGATAAAATAGTAGCACAAAATGCTATAGCCGATTTATTATCTGAAGCTGATTTACCTACAGTTATTACTACAGTTAATTCAATGTTATCTACATTAAGAACCGTAGGTATCATTAAAAATAGTTAATTAATAATTATATCATAAAGTAGTGTAATTTACTATAAACTGAAAAATAAATTTGAATAAATGGATTGATTGAAACTAGTAAGTAATTGGTTTGATTTAAACTTTTATCGAGATTTTTATTAGAGAGGGATATTGGAGGGCTACTACTACCCTCCTTTTTTAATATTTACGAACCCTTGTGATAAATTCTTCTAATAAGTCTTCATCTTCTGATAAAAGTTCTATAAGTATATCCCAACCTTTACACATATCTCTATTTATAGAGTTCATCAATTTCCTGTATTCGGAATAATATTCGCTACGGATCGTTGTCGTCACCTTAGTACGGGGATGTGCTAAATATTCTTTACTATCTTTAATTTCATAACCATTTATTTGAAACATAATATTACCTCCATGCTTGTCTTACTTAAATTATACTAAAATTTGCTTATGGTTTCAATATGGTTATAACTTTATGGGTTAAATAACGATTTCCTGAATATTCTTTATTAATTAATAATAGTTGATTAATACCTTGTATTATCTATATGGGTGCATATGGTTTACATAGATTTATAAAAGTAAAGTGCGAAATAAGAAAGGACTGATTATATGGCGAGAAAAACGAATAGATTATTTTCAACTACAGATGAAGAATTGGCACAAATTAATCCTGCTAATATAGAATTAAGAGATGATTTCTTAGATTACATGGAAACAACAGACCATAGTGAATCAAGTATAATCACATACAGAAATAATATAGATATATTCTTTGTATATGTATTAAAACATTGTAAAAATAAAGATTTTGTTGATATTAAGAAAAAGGATATTATGAGTTGGCAAGGCTATATGGTTAAGAATGGGTTAAGCCCTGCTAGAATAAGAACTATTAAAAGTACAATTAGTTCAATGAGTAATTTTATTGAAAATGTTTTAGATGAAGAAGATAAGTGGAAAGGTTTTAGAAATATTATTAATAAAATACCTGCACCAGTATTAACACCTGTAAGAAAAAAGACAATTTTAAAAGATGAACAATGTCAAGAATTATTAGATTCCTTGGTAGAGAAGGGGAAATACCAACACGCTTGTGCTTTTGCATTAGCATGGGCTAGTGGTAGAAGAAAATCTGAATTACTAAGAATTAAAAGAAGTTATATTAATGATGAAAGTTTAATATATGGATCATTATATAAAACGCCTGAAAAGATTAAAACTAAGGGTAGGGGTTCAAAAGGAAAAGCTTTAAATGTTTATATTTTGAAAACTAAATTTAAACCATATTTTGATTTATGGATGAAGGAAAGAGAAAGATTAGGAGTACCTGACGATATAGATGAAATATTTGTTACTAATAGAAAAGGCGAGTGGAAACCTGCGAAGACATCTTTATTAGATTCATATGCAGAACACTTCGGAAAACGTCTTAATGTAAATTTTTACTTTCACTGTTTAAGGCATCAATTTACCACAGCACTTTCATTAGCCAATATTCCTGATAGTATAATTCAAGACCTGATCGGGTGGGAATCATCGGACATGGTGAAATTATACAAGGACGTAGAAGTTGATACTCAGCTAGAAAAATATTTTAGCGAAGATGGAATTAAACAAGTAGAGCCAGGAAACTTATCAAATTTATAAAATTGTAAAATATATAAAATAAAATATACAAGAAAGGCGGTGTCTATGTAATGAATTGGATATTGGGAATGCTGATAGTAGCTATATTGGTAAACATGCATAGATATGAGCGAGTAAAAAGAAAATAAAGGAGGTTTATATCTATGGAAAACATACAAGAACGAGTAAATGACCACGAACAAAGAATAAGAAGGCTTGAGGAAAGCGATATTGAGCAGAAAATTAAACTAACCAATATTGAAAAAAGTCAAGCTGAAATAAAGTTGATGATTAATGAGGGTAATAATAAATTATTACAAACTCTTATAGATAATAATACTACAAGAAATGAATCTAAATTACTAGATAGAAAAGAGATATGGGGAATAGTTGCTTTAGTAGTAGGGGCTTTATTAACTTATTTAGGTTTAAAATAAAAAAGGAATAGCTTATTACAGCTACCCCTATAATGAGACAATATGTAGTATATAAAGCCCTACATATTAAATACAATTATATCAAATTAATAAAAATAAAGCAATAAAATACGGTTTTTAAAAACAAATTTTAGGGAGAAAATGATTAGTCTTTTAGATTAGTTGTTTTCTCCCTATTTTTTTCACGTTCAATAAATACTCGAGAAATAGGTTTGAACGTATTATTATTCTATCCATATTTTATTAAATAAATACATAAAAATAGAAGTAATACTTTGCTACAAATAATTAGTGTTAGTATTTTGATATTACTTCTATTTATTGAAAGTATAGTACAGTATATTAATATTATATACCATTTTTAGAATATATTATTCATGAATTTATGCATTCATCAGTGGTTTATACCAATGTTTTCTGCACACAGAAATATACTTTTCTTCTCCTTGTATATCTCCAACTATATTTTGCTCCCCACCCCTTACTATTTTTCCATCTACAACTCTTAGATGATGAGTGGCTTTAGAGTTGCAAAATTCACAACTAGATTTAATTTCATATACACTATTGGCTTCAGCGAGTAATACTTTAATACTATCAAATAATTCACCAGTATATGAGTTCTTCAATCCATAGCATATAACATTAATTTCTAGATCATCTACTATACTTACAAGTTGCTTTATATGTTCTTTAGTTGCAAAGTGGACTTCATCTACAAAAACACAATCAGGAGTTGTGCCATTGATTATTTTATAGTTTTCTACAATAGTAATTAAGTTGTTGTTATCGTTAAATTCTGTAGCTTTATGTTCTAATCCTACTCTACTTTTAATTAATCCTTCTCCACTCCTTACATCAAAGGTGGGCTTAAGCAATAAAACGTTCTTATTTTGTTGTTCATAATTATAAACGTTGGAAAGCAACGAAAGGCTTTTCCCACTATTCATAGTTCCAAAGTAAAAATAAAGCTTTGCCATATTACTTCTTTCTCCTATATATTATTATTTGCATTAGTACAACAAAAGCTAAAATTATATTTAAAAATTGAGGTAATAACACGCTTAATGGATTATTGTTAATAACCATGTTTGTTGTAGTACAAGTTAATCCTAATAATAAAATCACCCAAAATGATACCGACATACCTTCTGTATTATGTGTTTTAAATAATTGTTTGATTTGTGGTAAATATGAAATTGTAATAAAAGTGCCTGAAACCCAAGTTAAAATATTTGATAAAATAATTATATTCATATTATATAGCTCTCCTTTTTAATTTGTTTTTATAATTTTTTATTTTTTCTTCTTCTGTATTATAATTACACCATCCCAATCTATTGCCTTTCTTTAACCAATCTCTTATGGTGCTTCTATCCCTATTGAATATTCTTCCCATTGTGCCTACTGTTTCCCAATCCTCTTTTTGATTCCAATAATCACAAACCTCTTTAATTTTATTATTTTTAATAGCGTATAAATCTGTTTTAACCCAATTTATACTACTTAAATCAAAGAATTTATTTAATTTACTTTTTAATATATTTTCTTTTATAAAATCAACATCAGAAATCCTACAATCAATTACTATGTAATGTTTAATTCCGTTATTTAAGGCTAATTCTTTTTTAAATTTGTCGTTTTCTTGAGTTTCTTGTAATGACATTTTAAAGCTAGTTTCTTTATAATGTTGCAAACCATTAGTTTCGATTATCATATTGTATTTTGGAATATAAATATCATACCTATAATCTTTACACCATTTAAAAACTGTTCTTGATAATTGCGTTATAAATTCTACATCTAATTGAGTTAACACATTAAACATAAATTTTTCAGGATACGAAAACCCATCGCCACAGATACATCCTATTGATTTATTCCTATATACGCTAGATATTTTTATTTTCTTTTTATTTCCACAATCAGGACAAGTAACCTCTATATATTTGCTACTACCTTTAGTATATTTTTTAGCATCTTTTTCAGATATTCCTAATTCTATTAACCAAGGATCAGTATCATATATAGTGTTTATGCCAAGTATGGCAGAATGTCCATTACAACAAGAACAACCACCACTTTTCCCAATCAAGTGAGATTCTTCGATCCAACCTTCATATCCACATATATTGCAATGATATTTGTAATATTTCCAATATGTATTTTTACGATGCTTGTTCTTTCTAAGCTCTCTATCAATTATGCTGATATCACGCTTATCATCTTTTAATAAAGTTCCTAATTTTATCTTATAATCTTTTGTAAATTCTCCGATTATGCTCCTGATTCCCCCAGTGACAAAATCAGAAGTGTGTATTGTGTATGTATTGTTATTGTATTTTAAGTGTAACAAAGATTTTCCATTTTTATTGTCTATTGTTACAAATTGAAAAGATAAAAAGCCATATTCTTTGTGGTTTATGTTTATAGTGCTACCCATCTTAATCTTAGACCATGCTATAAACTTACCTCTCATTGGAAGTTTGGTTAAAATCTCTATGTTGTCTTTACTTCTATTTCTATTTGTCATGTCTGTATAGCCTTTCCTAAAACATTTTCTATTAATAACATCTATATTTCCTCCATAAAAAATTATATATTTCATTCCAATTCATTCTTAATCCTTTGTATTTCTCATTCCATTTTTGATTAAAAGCTATATTAATGCCTTTAGTCCATGTCAAATTGTGAATAGCATCATCTATTAATACATCGCCTACTCTATCAAAAATGCTTTTATCCCCTGTTAATATTAAATGTTTATCAGCATTAAACCACTCAAAGCAATGTGATAACCATGTAACCTTCTCATAAGTACAATATTTATTCCATTGAGGACAACTTAAAAATTTAATATTAAACCCTTCGTTATATAGCTTATTTACTGTTTCAATAGCATTTTCTATCGGTCCTCCATATAAAAATACTCCTTGCACTTGTAATAGCTCTTCAAAATACTCTCTACTACCACAGCCAGTCTCTGTTATATAATCCTCCCACCACCAATTAGTATTTTGGACATAATCATAATTTGTATTAAACTCTCTATTAGCTGTCTCAATGACTAGCTTCGATAAGTTATATAATGTTTCATCTATGTCTATGTAAACCGTCATATATTCTTCCTTTCTGTCTATATTAATTCGTCTAACACTTCTTGGAAATTATCCTTTACTTGTCCCATTTCTAAAACACAACCCATTGTATACTGATTATAACTAAAAGGAATTCTATTTCCTTGATACATATGTGAAGTGCTTTTTCTAATATCACTTAAATGTCCTATAAATTTCTTTTTTGGTATTTTATTTAATATTTGTTCTAATGTATAGCCTTGTTCTGCTAAAGTATGTAAATAATTGCACACCCATACTATTCCCGTCTCGGTAGCACAACCCAAATCAGTTTGATTACTCATATCCATTATTATTACATCTGATTCAAGTATTTCCTTTGTATCACCCCAAAATATATCTTCTGCTGTAGGTAACTTGGATTTATCATTACATGGTGCTAAAATAGGATTATATACATCATAATTAGTTAAATGTTCTAGCATGTTGCCTTCTTTTACTCTTTGGTTTACTTCGCTTTCACTAAATAGGCTACCACCTAAATACAATTTATTTTGTTTCATGTAATCTCTCCTTTATACTTTCTTAAATAACTATACCTTGTATAACGCTATAGTCTATTGTAGCTGATATTCCATCACCTAATATTAACAACTTATCTTCAGTATAAAATATTTCATTGCTGTTAAAATTAATTCCAATAGTTCTATCATTTGTAAGTTCTATATCAACTATGTCAAAACCATCATGTTTATATTGATTTATTAGATCTTGAATATTTTCTTTTTGCATTTATTTTATAACCTCCTTTATTTTTATTAATGTAATCCCTTATCTCCAACCTTATAAGGTTTTTGACCTTTATCTAAATTAATATATTCAGTTTTTACGCTTTTACCTCCCATATCTTCTATCTCTATAACTTGTTTTAATCCATATGATAAAAGATACTCTCTCCAATAATCTTCGTTTTCTTTTTCAGCTTCTTCTTTAGTTATATCGTTAAATTCATACATAAAGCCTTTTTCTTCACTTATTATATTTCTTACTATAAAGTCTATTAAATTCATTGTTTATTTCACCCCTTCTTAGAATTATGAACTAATTAAAATGGATTTTCAGTTTTTGAACTTCTTGGAATAAAATCATAGCAAACTCTTATTAAGAATTTATCTTTACTTTTACACCTTTCTGAATTTCTATTAATACATCGAATACACTGAGCATGTTCTTGTATTTTTCTTAAACTAACTGGTTTGTTCTTATCCCATTTATTTAATAATTCTTCTATTTTAAACATATTACTTATTTCTCCAATCACTTCGCATTTTCTACACATTATTTTCTTTAAAACTAGTTTTTTAAAGCTTACATATATCTGTAGCTACTTCACATGCTACTTTCCAATATGCTTGTAGTAAATCTTCTTCTCTAGTATCAAAAGTTTCATAATCTTGACCTTTAACTTTTACTAACCACAAAGCATATTGATTATATACAGTTAAAGATGTCTCTATTTTTGTTTTAGTCTTATCCTCTATAAACTTTCTTAGTTGTCCCTCAGTTAGTAGTGGAATTCCGTATAATTTTATATCATCTTTAAAGGTTTTAAATACTTCTAATTGGCAATTATTTATAACCAATACATTGTCTTGTTGATTGTTATATAAATTACAATATATATCTCCTTTGTTGGGTTGCCACCAATCTAAAAATACTTGTTGAATTTCTTTAGGCTGTTCTTGAAACTGTTCTACTGTTATAAACTCCATATAATCACCTCATTATCCAATTTCTATAAATATATCATCTTCGTCATTAGTATCGATATTAATTACATCACTAAACCTTTCTAATGGTTCTCTAAAACTACCATATACAGGTATATCACCATTACAATCTTTTAAACATGATAAATATTTGATTAAGTCGCTCAAATATAATTCTACATATAATTCATCTTCCATTCTATAATCCACCTCCACAGTTTATATAATTTTATTAACCAAGCCTTAGTTAAGATTTATATCTTAACTCCAAATTGTTCTAATAATAATTTATCTAGTTCTAATTCAACTCTAAATTCTATATCTTCAGGATATTCTTCTATCATAGACTTAGTAACTCTTATAGACTCCTTTATTAGTTCTATATTCCTTTCTCTTTGGCAATCTGTAAGTGTTACAATATGTAATTTTTCCTTTTCTTGTGATTGCTTAATACAACCTACTTTAATTTGATTATCTAGTCTTAACTCATCAGTTTGATTGTCTAATATTAATTCTTCAATACCTTTCATTATTTCTCACCTCTCTACATGCTAAATATATATTTTATTGCAGTTATTAAATATTTAATTTTTATTTTTAATGTAATTGGATTATTGCCACATACTCTTAAATTCTTACAAACTAAATTCATATCATTGTGATTATTTATTTCTAATGCCCATCCTTTATATTTGGGAGTTTTACTAAATATTAGATCATATTCCCCGTCTATTAGAACTTCTTTACTATTTGCTAGTATCTTCATTTACTCTTTTACCTCCATAATTTTAAATTCATTTCTTTCTACTACGTCAAATTCGTTTATGTTAAATATTACGTTATTACCTATTAATTCTCTAATGTCATCTTGTAAGTTAACCATAGCTTGTGATCTAAGTTCGTTATTACTTTGTATATCGTTCTTAGCTATCTTCTTAATACGTTCATTTAGTGCATTTATCTCAGTGGGGCTAAATATGTCTGCAAACATTCCAGTCTTGCTATCCACATCTGTGCTGACTAATTCAAACTTAATTAAATTTAATCTATTATTACTAATTGTTATGTAAGGAACTCCCTCTTTGATTTCTATAGGAAGTTCGTTTAGGCCGTAAGCAAACATAAAGCTGTAAGTGTTGGTGCTTGTATAATGTCTTAGCTTTAGCTTACCCCATATGTTACCTAGCATATCATCATCAAAGTTATCTTGATTATCATAGGAAACTCGTAGCGTTATGCTCCCACTTAACACATTTAAAGAGTGTTCTTTATTTAATTTAGTTATTATTTCATCTTCAGTTAGTTCACTCATGTTGTTTATATTCTCTATTGCTTGTACTGTATTCTTTTGTTTATTTTTATATCCTCTATAAGTATTCCATGTTACCATCATTAAAGTAAGTGATAAGGCTATTATCAAGCCATTAACCAACTTTCTTTTCATTGTTTTAACCTTGTAATTTATGTAACTTCTCAGTTAAATCTTTAATTTGTTCTTCTAGTAATTTAATTTGTGTTTTCTTTTGTAAATCTTCTTTTTCTTTTAATGTTACATTATTAAATTTATCTTGGAAATCCCAATAATCATGTTCATCACCATTCCAGCTATAGTTACCGCAATTATAGTGTTTTGTTATAGAAAAACTAGGAGCATTCCAATCACATCCATGTCCACAACATTTATATCTTACATCATAATCTTTATCATCTTCGATACATTGACAATAACCCCACATACGCTCGTCTATTCTAAAATTTATAGTATAAGAAAAGTTTAAATAGTTCCAATAATCGTCTCCATCTGTATTATCGTAAAATCCAATTTGTAGTTCTGCATTAGTATAACAGTCTTCATCATCAATATCTAATACATTTATGTAATAATCATGGTCTTGTAAATCTTTTAAGAATTCCTCGCATTCATTTAATCTTTGAACTAATGGTGCTATAATAAATGGTATGTTATATTGTTTTTCATTGCTGTCGTTTTCACTTTCTAAAATTCCAATAACTCTGTCAATAAATTGTTGTTTAATCATTCTAAAATCCCCCTTAGATTTATATTTAATTTATGTTATTTTGGTTTTGATCTATAACTTTACTGTTTTCTTTTATCACATCTGTAACACAATTATCACAATAACTTATCTTTGGATTTAACTTGTCCTTATAAAGTACGTTGCCTGTTTTATTGCATCTTCTACAATAGTAAGAATTTATACTTGTATGTGCTATGATTTTATAATATCTATCCATATCTCAACTCCCTTTCCTTTATTATGATTCCATTATAATCCATATGAAATACTGTGTCAAGCTTATATTTAATTTATGTTAAAAGAAAAAGGACAGACTTTGAATTATGTCCATCCTTTTAAAACTACAACATATTTATTTGTTCTTTAATGCTTTTAAACTCAGCTTTGCCTAATTGTTTTTCTAATGAATCTCTTAATATTTCGTGAAAGACCATAAGCATTAATAACTGTTCGTTTTTAGTTAATTCGTTTTCTTTAGATAGTATTTTACTGTTATCTATAAAAGAATGAAACAATTTTTTAACTATAGGGTGTATTTTTTCAAATTTAACTTCTTCCATATTAATCTCCTTACAATTATTTTAATTTAACTTATTTACTTTAAAGAAAAAAATCATTTATCATACAACCCGTACCATCTTCTATACTAGTCGGAACGCTATAGCCAATAGTTGTCTTTAGCTTTCTTACAAGCATAATATCATCTACTGTTAAGTCAGCTCCTTCTCTTTCTAATCTCTGAATTATTCTTGCTAATTTGATAGCAAATTCTTCATAGCTAATATTAATCACCCCTATTATCCTTTTAAAATGTTGTTTTTGTGTACTTTTATTTACTTCCTGTGCTTCCAAAACCGCTACGATTTGAATTTCCAAAGGACTCTACTTCATCAAACTCTATCTCTGGCATTACTTCCATTATTCTAAATTGTGCTATTTTATCACCTTTGTGAATCCATGTACCTTTTACTTTAATTGCTCTTGGGAAAGAAAAAACTTCTTCCTTCGTTTCTTTAGTTTCAACAATAGTTTCATATTTAACATCTTTACCTTGTAAACAATATACTGGCATCATCCATTCATCATTATCTCCAATATATGAATCATCAACTACACCTACGTGGTTAGTTTGAATTATTCCCCACTTCTTAAATGTTGAACTTCTAGGTGCTAAATGCCCTTCCCATCCCTCAGGTAATTCTAATGCAAATCCTAATGGTATCAATCTTTGTTCTCCTGAAGGTACAAAAATATCTTCTCTTGAGTATACATCAATCCAATTACCTTTTGTTATCTTCTTTAATTTTGTTGCTCCATCAAAATACTTTATTCTTATCTTCATTACTCTTCTTCTCTCCTTAAATTTGCTATTAATAATCCTCCCATTACGTTACCGATTGTAACAAAGAACAGATTATTTACTATTTCTAAAAAATTATAATTATTTATAAACGCAAGACTCATATAAGTCATGTTTGCTACACTATGTTCTAACCCTATTAAAACAAAAATAGTTATTAAGAACCAACTCATTATATGATTTTTAGTCTTGGTGTAAGAATGTACCGCTCCACATACAAATATGTTACAAGCCAACCCACTAATAATTAATTGTATAGGCGATAATGTAAACTTAATTTGTATTATCGCAACAGCATCTATATTAATAATTTGAGATAATAAAATGGAGGTTGCCATACTACCAAATAAATTATAAATCCATATATTTATCAAATCCCATATATAATTTATGGTTGGTTTTGTATTATATAATGTCATTACCTTGCCTGTAAATAAGTTACAGTTAAATAGCAATATCAATCCCAAGCCAATATAGAATGTTGCACTTGCTAAGAATACATTATTAGTTTTAGCCAATGTAATCATGTAAGCAAAACAACCAATGCTTATGAATGATCCACCTAGAATTGATTTAATTGTACTTTTCATATAATATCACATCACCTTTGTGTAAGCTTTTTGGTACATCTATTACTCTTTGATTACTTGAACCCCTATACTTTAATTTCAAATCTCTTTTTGATTTATCAAACTTACCATCTATTAACACATCAATATATTTAAGAATTTCAACTTTATCTTCTTTTTTAATTAAATCTTCAAATAAACAACCAGTCCAACACCATATATCAACATTTGTTTCACTTTTTATTCTTTTGACTAAATGTAAAATGGTATCACTATCTTGTTGCATAGGTTCTCCACCTAATATATTTGCATTTCTAACTTGTTCGTCTTGTAAGTATTTAATAAATAAATCTTCTGTATCATTAGTCCATTGATTTCCATAATTAAAATCTTTAGCAATAGTATTAAAGCAACCTTCACAATTATTGGTACATCCTGAAACAAAAAGGGTACTCCCCACATAAGGGGAGTTTGCTACATCATATCTTTTAATTTCTGCATAATTCATTATAGATGATAAACCCTTTCTTTTATTTCCTGTGTCCTTCCCTTTGACCACAGATTTGTACCAATGTAGCCACAAGTTCTTCTCATTACTTGCATTTCACTTTCATCTTTATTTCCACAGTTAGGACAGTACCATTTAAAATTATTATCATTTAATAATTCTCCTCTATATCCACATTTGTAACAAACATCAGGTTTTGTGTTTATTTCTGCATATTGCACATTATGATATATAAAGTTTATTATTTGTTCTATTGCTTCAGTATTTTTAGTCATATCAGGTACTTCTATATAAGAAATACAACCACCACTACTTATTGCATGAAATTGTGATTCAAACTTTAACTTTGAAAAAGCATCAATTTCTTCAGTTACATTTACATGATATGAATTTGTGTAGTATAACTTATCTGTAACATTAGGTATCTCACCAAACTTTTGTTTATCTATTCTGCAAAATCTATAAATTGTATTTTCAGCAGGAGATCCATAAAGTGCAAATCCTATGTTAGTTTCTTTTTTCCATTCATCACACTTATTTCTCATGTATTGCATTACTTCAAGTGCAAACTTTTCTCCTTTTGTAGTTGTATGACTAATACCCATCATTGCTTGAACCAACTCATATAATCCAACATAACCCAATGATATACTTGAATAACCACCATACAATAGTTTGTCTATAGTTTCACCCCTTTTAAGTCTAGCTATTGCCCCATGTTGCCATAGTATAGGTGCTACATCGCTTTTTGTTCCTTTTAATAAATTATGTCTTACCATTAAGGCTTCTTTGCAAAGTTCTAATCTTTCATCAAACATCTTCCAAAATAAATCAAAATCACCATTAGCTATAATCCCTATTTGTGGTAGATTTATTGATACAACTCCTTGGTTAAATCTTCCATACCATTTATAATTTCCATTTTCATCTTTCCAAGGGCTTAAATGGCTTCTACAGCCCATCGGAGGGAATGCGTTACCTTCATAATTTTCTCTCATAATTTTAGCTGATTGATAATCAGGTACTAATCTCTTAACATTACACTTAGCACTTAGCTTAGTTATATAATCATATTTTCCACCTTCTAAGCAGTTATGTTTATCTAAAAGGTATACTAATTTAGGGAAGGCTTCACCTATTTCTTGTCCCTTATAATTCTTCATACCTTCAAGTCTTTGTTTAATCATTTCTTCACATATTAATGCCATTTCGGTTTCATATTCGTTTCCAACTTCAATCTCTAAATATATAGTTGCAAATGGTGATTGACCATTAGTTGAATTTAAAGTTGATAATTGATACCTAATTGTTTGAACTCCATTCTTTAACTCTTCCATTTCTCTATCTTTGGCTAATGCCTTAGATTCTTCTAATGAATACCCTAAGTCTTGATAGTGATTTAAATACTTATTATATGTAACTCTTAAAAAAGGAGCTAAGTGTCTTATTGTGATACTTTGACCTCCGTATTGAGATGAAGCAACCTGTGCCATTATTTGTGTTGTTACAGTACAAGCTGTTTCAAATGATTTGGGTGTTTCAACTAATTTTTCATTGATTACAGTTCCATTTTGTAGCATATCCTCTAGGTTAACCAAATCACAGTTATGGATGTTTTGTAATGTATAATCCATATCATGCCAATGCAGTATGCCTTCTTCGTGTGCTTGAACTATATGAGGTGGAATTAACTTTCTTTTAGCAATATCCTTCGATACTTCTCCTGCGATTAAATCTCTTTGAGTTGATGCCAAATAACCATTTTTATTAGAATTCTCCCTCATAACATCTTCATTTGTAGTATCTATTAACTTTAAAATACTCTCATCGGTAGTATTTATCTTTCTTTTGTATTCCTGAACAGCCCTGTATCCTTCATATGCTTTAGCTGTTTCAAACTGTTCATAGCTTATAAGTTCATTATATACATAGTTTTCAACATCATGTACGGTAGGTATATCACTACCTTCTTTAAAATACCATTCACATTTATCTGCTATATCTACAGCTATATCTTCTTCTACTATTCCACTACCATTTTTCATAGCCTTTAAAATTGCATTAACTATTCTGTTTGTATCAAATAGTTGAGTAGTATTGTCTCTTTTGATTATTTTCAAATTTAATCAGTCCTTTCTTATGTAAGATTTTGCGTAGTCACTATATGTCTTTAAAAATGTTATAAAATTAAAATCTAATTCAGGGTTGTCTTGAATGAATCTTAATTGAATATTGTCGAATAGTTCACTCAAGTTCTGTATTTCAGTTTCTTTCATATCTCTATAAAATGTTCTTATCTTTTGGGTATCATCTAGCAATTCTTTACGGTCAATTTCTTCTTGCATAATTAAACTCTCAATTCCCATTTAATACACCTTCTTTATATTTAATATTTGTTATAAAATTGTTCTTTTAAAAACTATTTTGAAAATCTTTTATTAAACCAGTCAATAACATCAATTTTATATAGTCTTTTTATTTCAATACAATCATAAGTTCCAACATAATATTGTCCATCAAAGACTATATCTATTTCCTTGTCTTTAACTTTATATTTCATATACTTCTCCCTCCTATTCCTTAATATATCCTTTAACTCTCTTTACTCCCATGTTATTCACTCTTTTGTAATACTCTCTATTACTTTCACCTTGATTTCTAGGTATAAATACATCTAACCTTTTAGGATTATTAAAACGGCTAGATCCTCTATCTCTTACTTCATATGTAACTCCATCAATAACTATTTTAGTACCTAATGGAAAATAATTTGAAGCTATCATTGTATGTTCCAATCTTTCTCCAAGACAGTTCACAGCCCCATATCCATTTTCACTATTTAAATCAGTATAATAAGTTAAAATAAACTCTTGCTTTTTAGGTGAAGTAATAACTTTATCTGTTTTCAATATGTAAGTTTTATTTAATCTATGTTCTATAGGCTTATATTTATTATTAATATTAACCTCTGCTTTTGCTGATACTCGTTGTTGTTCTTTAGTACAACTAATAAAACTGACTAACACTAAACTTGTAAGTGCTAAAGTCACAACTTTCTTTTTCAGCATCAAATCCCTCCTTTAATCGCAATTAGGGCAATACCATTCTGTCATTCGTTCTGAACATGGCATTCCACAAATTTCTCCTCTGTCTTCTTCATAAGTGTATGACTCTAATTCCTCACCACACTTGATACATAATCTGTGAGTTGCACAATATCTCGCCAAAGCGTTTTGTAGATTGGTACTAAATTCATGGCTTGAGATAGATATAAATTCTTTAACAGTATCTATTCCATCTCTAACAAAATCGTGATCTTTTATTATTAGTTCGCATAAGTAATCGAAATCACTTTCTATATTAATCACCTCCTATAGTTACTATAATATACCAATTAAACTATAATGTCAATGATATATTTAATATATGTTATTAAATTACAGATTTTAATTAATTCTATTATTAAATATTTCTTCTTTAGAAACATAACCTATTGAATTATCAATAAGTATTTTGTATAAATATTTTCCACTGTTATAATCATAATTTATAACTTCACATGTTGTATTGTACTTTGTAAATTTTATTCCATTTAAACATTCTACATAATTCATTATACAACCTCCCTTTCATCGCGGTAAACAAGCATTTTAAAAGCTTATTTAATCTCCTTTGGATTAATTTGAATTATTTTTACATCTTTATGTTTAGCATAATGTACACAGTTGCCAGTTCCACTATTACTACCATCCCATACTGCAATTAAAATATCACAATTATCTACCATATAAGCATTTCTAATTTGTAGCTTTTGAGGGCTATATCTACCTTCAGGTGTATTAGTTCTCTTATATTCATCTAATGTATCTACATATATAATTCTATCAGCTTGTTTCAATTGTTCTTTATATCTGTTAATATCATCCTTGTTAAACCATGAATTAGGTTGGTCTTTGAATGGTACAGCTATTATATTTTGAATATTATATTTGTCACAAACAACAACTGATTTAATATAATTTACTACATCAAAAGCAAATTGATCTACACCTAAAGCACCACCACTTATAAACATAAAATCATGTTCTTTTGATGTAACCATTATATCAGCTATTGTATTAAATAATGTCGTTCTTATCTTATGATTCTTTGGGTTATTCCAATCATATCCGCCTAATTTATTTGGTCGATGACCAGTAAAAGCTATTCTTAACATACTAATCCTCCTTTTATAATTCACATCTTTCTATTTCATATCCGTCAAATTCCCTTGGCAACTCACTTTTTAATCTACTACGTGCATTAAATTTTGTACGCTTATTATTCTTAGATTTAGTTATTATTGCGTTATTTGAACATTTCTTATTTGATATGTAATTCTTATTCATAGCTAACAACCTCTATTTTAGATCTATATTATATTCTATAGTTATGCTATTTTGAGGAATATGTATTTCATATCTAGTAGTTGTATCACTATTTTTACCAAACAGCCATATTACAAAATCACTTTGGAATTCTTCTGCATATTCAACAACTTCTGTTCTACCATCTTCAAATATTTTTGTGTTACGAGAATCATATTCTACTAACTCTTTACTATTATCATCATTAAGTTTATATGTTCTATATTTTGTATTTTCATTTATATATCCACTAAATAAATAACTTCTACCATTAATAACAGACGAGTCATTAATACATGTTATTTGATAACTATTCTTTTGATACTCATATTTATTTGCATCTACATGCACTATTATCACAGAAAATGTTATTATAAATGCTGTTATTGCAAATCCTAAAAATCCGCTTAAAACAACAAACATCCCATCCATACAATCTAAATCATTTTGTCTTTTTATATTAACAAAAACTAATATCATCGTTACTATTGGGATTATCCATAACAAATTATATATCATAAATACACCTCTTTTTTTTGTTTAATAATTGTTTTACAATTTAAGTTCTAAGGTCTTTTATAACCTACTTTCAATACTATCCGCAACTTTACAACATACTGGTACTAAAATTGGGATTGTCAACCACGTAATAACTATAGGAATAAATAAACTCCAATCATACCTTGATAAGCCACAGCTATAATATAGAAAACATGAAGTTCCAATAATTATACCTATCCAAGCACTAATAGGAAATAATAATGCAAATAATATCATAAACCCATCTTTAATATCACTTAATAATTCTCTCACCTATACCACCTCTTATATAAACTTGTTACAATCAAAGAACAAACCTTCATCATACAGATTTTTTAAGTAGCACTTAGTATCATCAAACATGCAAATGTTATTATTGAAATATTTGCAATCACTCAATAGTTCGGGATTCTCATATATATTACCAATGACTTTATACGGGTTAAATCCTGCTTCGTTAATTTCTTCCCATATAACATTACCTCCTGCCATCCACGCTCCACTATCATGCTGATATACTTCATATATTCCATCTTCGATATACTCAATTGTATCTTTATCGTAAATTTCTTTTCCATTCTTGTCTTTAATTCCAGTGCTAAACTGAATTTCAAACCTATCAGGAAAACAACTTTCATGTACTAATCCACTACGACCATCTATAGTTATTCCTTCACAATGTGCTATTAAATCGCCACTAGGGTTTAATGCTAAGTCAAATATTTGCCCTTCATATCCTTTATAAATTGGTTCAAACCATTTGTTTTCTTGTTTGTCCCATATTCTATATTTAGTTTTCATTTATTTAGTGTCCTCCTTAAATTCTAATTTATCTTCACAGTTTATGTAATTCTTTTGGCATGGATTACCACACACATCAGAATACGAACAATAGTTACAACAAATATATTCACCATCTCTATCTAACTCACATTGGGTTTTGCATTTAAACAATTACTATCACCTCTATATTTAATTTAGTTTTTAAAAGAATACTTTTATTTGCTTTGTTTATCGTCATCATCTAATATATCTTCCCACATTTTAAACCATGCTATCATCATTAACATAGCTAATGCAAAACACATACCTATTATCACAATAAATCCAATTAGTTCTGCCATTTATATTTCCTCCTTATTTTATACTTTTAATCTTCATAGTAATCATCATCATATTCACTACTATCTGTAACTAAATTATTATACAGATTAGTAGCACAAGCAGAAGCAATACTCTTTTTAAATTCTTTATCTCTATTCATTATATCACTAATGTAATCTATAATAGGATAACTACTTAATTTACCCTCAACTTCTCTTGTTACTATTCTTTCTATGGCTCTGTCTATTTTACTGTTTAATTGTCTTTTAATTTCTTTTTCGATTAATCCATTGATTAAATTTTCATCTATATTCATTTATACTCCCTCCCTTATCTTATTCCTAATATGCAGTAATCTTTATCCAATCCGTAATTACCACCATATAATATGTAAGTTATTGTTTTAGTCATAATCCTACTGCCATAATTTTTACCATCAAACTCTCTTAACACTAAGGTATCACCTACTTGATATGGTCTATCATTCTTTCTTAACTCAAATGTTTTTTCTCCATTTTTTACTTGTGTGAAATATAAAGGTAATATTTTTAGTTCATGTACCATTTACTGACTCACCTCATCCTTTTCAATATCTTTTCTAATCAGTCTCTCGGCTAAATTTCTAGCATTTCTTCTACAACTTCTATAATCAAGTACTTCGTAAGTTTTTTCTTTGTCATATAAAGTTGCATGCTTTAACGTTACCTCAACTTCAAATTCATTTTCACAATATCTAGTAATAGTCGCCGTTCTTCCTTTTAAATTTACAGTTTCTACGGCTACCCCTCCAAAGCCTATTCCATCAGTAGATTCTATGCATTGCCATTGAAAATCTCCTCTATTGGCAGATTCTAAATATCTATTTACACTCATTATATCGCTCCTTCCTCATATAATCTTTTATGCTGTTCATATGTCCTAGCACCATCTTTATCTAAAAACACAATTCCATAGTCCTTGTAATCCCATTCTAACAACTCTTCTAAGCCAAAGCATCCACCCGATACATATTGATCTGTTATTTTATCTCTTATTTCTATGCACCATTTCATTTACTCGTCTCCTCCTTATCTAACATAAAACAATAGACAATCTTCTAGTTCTACCATTCCGTTGAAATTGATTATATCCCCATCATCTATATCCCACGTAACAATAGGTTCATCTAGGCTTAACTTATTATCTATAATTATATCCTCTAATACTTTTACTATATCTGCATATTTTTTATCTTCTATACATAATTCTAATCCTTCACTATTTGTATATACAACCTCTGCATACTCAATATATTCAGGATTGTTTAATGTAAACTCTTTTGTAAAATAAGTAAAAGCTAACTTCTTATGCTTAAGTTCCGTTTTATGTGGGTTTAAATCTAAAAAATCTTTAACTGTAATCATTATTTATCTCCTTTTATATTTAATATTAGCTTTAAAATGTAATTTTTATAGTCTTCTTTTTAACAGTTCTATTCTCTTGTAGTGTTTTATCTTTTCTTCCAAAGTTTTATTTTCAAATGGAATTGTATGTGTTTCCATTTCTAATTGATATAATTCTTGAAACTTATCTAAATATTCACAAGTTACATTACTTACCTTATTTGGTTCAATTCCATTTTTTAATAGTAATACTTCAAAAACATCTTTGTCTTCCGCTCTTATACCACAAAGTTGTCCATCTAAATAAAATTTAAATATTTTCATTTATTTTTCACCCTCCTATTACTCTACTCTACAGCAATGAAAATTATCTTCACAAGCATCACATCTACTAACCGATTTATTATCTATGGCACAATAACCATCGTCATACACTTCACAGCTATCATCTTCTATAAAGTGTATACAAAAGTCACATAATGGTTCACATTCTTCGCTACATTTGATCATTTATCTAAACCACCTTTTCTACAAATTCCTTGCAATGAGTCTGCATACGACCTTCTTCGTTTTCTATACAAACTACATAATCATCAGCATCTATTACTTCGTAAACCTTACCTTCTATAATATCTAACTCATTGTCATCATTTATAATTCTAACTTTATCTCCAATATTAATAATATCTTTTAATTCCATTAATCAATTTACCTCCACTTCATTTATATCTATTTCTTCACAACCTTTTATAACCGTCCTATTGCCCTCTGTATCAACTTTAAATACATTCTTATAATCTGCCTTCATATCATTTAAAAATTTCTCTCTGACTTCATTAGATGTGCTAGAAAGGATTTTAACTTGCATTTTACTACACTTACCTACCCCTACTATGATTTCTTTAATCATTTATTTCATCACCTTGTCAACATTTTTCTTTAAGTCTTTAAAAGGTCTATACTCTTTAGCTAGAACTATTCTCATAAGGTTTGTTTGCATATTGATCTTACCCCATCTTCTTGCACTTATAATGTCTAAATTGTTCATATACTCAAATCGCTCATTTATTATTTTGACTATTTTCTTTGTTTGCCTTTTATTCATCCAATTCACTTCCTTTATTTAATTTATTGTTTTAATCCTCATAAACCTTGTTAATAATATTATTCACTTCTCTTGATAACTCCAATTTATTTATCTTTTCTTGTAAATATTCAATTGCTTCCTTTATTTCATTCTCAACTTCGTTCTTATTATATAAATTAACTCCATAATAAGGACTTTGATTGACCTCTTTTAAACTATCCAATATGAAGTCTCTGCAAACATCTTCTTTATATTGGGATAATCCATAATAGCCTTCTATTTTATCAACTATTAGAACATCATTCTTTGAGTCAGCAAAAATATCACATACATATTCATTACCACCAAAACTTTTTCGTTTATTAAATCTCATATCTATTCCTCCTTTAATAATTTATAACTGTCAATCCCATATATGCCTTTTATATAACCAAAATAATTATTATATGTGTCTTCATCATACATGTTGACAAATTCTTTTAATGTATGTCCATAATTACAAGCTTCACTATCATTTAAGTCCAACTCCCATTCTAAGTCCATACGTGTTCTCCATGTCATAGCCCATTTATCATAATTTTTTAAATAATATTCTTGTGCTGTATCTCCAAACTTTCTACTCATTCCTTTTAAGTCACAAACCATTTGTTTAATATATTTTCTAGGTATATCTCTGCCTACCCAATGTTCAGGATGGTGTTTGTTTCTTTTATAATGTAGTTGCCATGCTTTATTAAATTCTTCTTTTACCTGTTCTTTGGTTCTAATTTTGCTTTTATTATCTATTCCAACTATATTGTCTAATATTCTTCGTGGAATATATTTTCCATAAAAATTTCTTGCATATGGTATAAACTCACTAGGTAAGAACTTACTCAAATCATGTGTAAATGCATGTAAGTATAACCCTTCTTCCCAACACTCTATAAACACATTCTTCTTATGCTCTAATACATATAATAGATATTTAATATATTTATTCATTATCTATTCCTCCTTATTTTCTTGATTTAGCAACATATTAAATGTCATAGATTCATAATAATCATTTAAAAATCTAAAATTTCTACTACAATTATTACATTTCGTTTGGCTAAGTCCATTGATACAAGTATTTTTAAATTGACAGTTTACATTATTAAACATTCAATCTTCCCCCTTAATCTATAATTACATCACAAAACATATCATCTATACTAATTCCATAATCTTGATACATTTTTGTACTAGCAATTCTTTCGCCTTTATTTCTTAATGATTTTTTGTGTTTAAATAATTCTTCACTATACTCTAATTCTAAAGTCTTAGACAGATTTTTATAAACGAATTTATTAGGACTGTATCTACCAGTAATTAACAAATAACTATCGTCACCGTTTAAATACCTTGCTAGACAACAACCTACAGCTCCACTTCTGCTAATTTCTGCTGTACAATGAACTACTATGTTAGCTACTGTGTCTTTATACTTGTCTATAAATTCTTTAATTTGTACAGCATGTGTTTTATTAAATCTAACTAACCCATCTATAAATATTTCAATATCATCAAAAGTTAGTTTTAAAACATCAACTATCTTAGGATTATCATAAATAACTGTATTGCAATTACTATCATTTATTGAAATTATGATATAATCTTCATTTAAGTCTCTAGTTGAAAACATTGTACATTCTTGTTTACTCATAATTTGTATGTTATACTTTATTTTAATCATCTCCTTTTATATTTAATATCTGTTTAAAACACCTATTTTAAGGCTATTTATTTAACTTACTTTCTAATAATTTAATTGCCTTTTCACAATCTGTATCTTCGTTATTTAAGCTCCATGCTATATTAAAATAACGATATGCTTTCTTATAATCATCAATCATAGAATATGCAAACCCTAAATTATAATAAGCATTTGAATACTGGTCGCTAATTCTTAATACTGATTTAAAAGCCTTAATAGCTTTATTATATTCTTTTATTTTTATGTAACACGTTCCCATATTATAATAGGCTTGTTCTGTTTGTTCATCATTATCTATACATTTCTTGTATAGATCAATTGCTTTAGTATATTCTTTGTTACTATAAAATTTATTTGCTTCTAATAAGATATAATCACCTCCTAAAAAAATAATAGGTAGTAACATTTTCTGCCACTACCTATATTGTAAATCTATTCCATTATAATGTCAACTGTTATATTTAATTTATGTTATATATTTTTCAAATACCCTCTTGTAAAATATTTTAGTGTATCATATATAAATAAAGGTGCATCTTTTTGAGATATAAATATAAATGGTATTTTGTAATCACCATATAAACCATGTAATAGCCCTAAAAATTGCTTTGATGTAAGTTTTATTCTATAATTTTCATTGATTATATCGCTATAAGTATTACCTTCAATCATTATAATCATAGATCCATAATCTTCAGTACATCTAATCATCTCTTTTGCAAATCTCTCTTTACCTCTAGTTAAGTTTGCACCAATTTCATCTAAAGAAGCCTTACGTTCTACGGATACTTTTAAGATAATATCTTCGTTTATTCCCAACTCTTCATCTTTGGTAAGCATAGCACAATAATCACCATATTCACACTTTTGTTTAATATATTTTATTCCATACAATTCAAATGCATCTATAATGTGTTTATTCTTCTTTTCTCTAGTATCAACAATAATATAAAAGTTGTTGTGCATGAGTTTATCTATATTCTTCTTGTTCATTATCTTTTACTATCCTTCCGTAACTATTCAATATAAATTCTTCCTCGTCTATTTCTCTCCATTCACCGTCAATTTGACGTTTTTTCTTTTTAGGAATAATATTAACTTTAATTACATCTAATTTTTCTATAGGTTTGTTATTGTAATATTTTTTATTAACTTTAATTTCTGCTGTATGACCATCCATAATTCTATAAAGTTTTACATATGGTGTCCCCCATCTATTTATTTTTATTTCAGTCACAACCATTATAGAACTATCATACGAACCGTCTTTATATGATAAGTAGCCCACAAACTCTGACTCGGCTTTAATCCTATCGTATATATCTATATTGCTAGTTTTATCTAAAGTTGATATTAATTCATTTAATAATGATTTGGTGTCAACTTCTTTAAATAATTTAGCAGTTTGTTTATTTGAATATTTATAAAGTAGATTTAACATTGTAGTATCTGTTATTTTGTCTTTTGAAAATTGTTTTGAATTATAAATATCGTTATATAATTTAACTACTTTTAACAAATATAACGATCCACCAAACTCATCAAAAAAGTCTAACTTAATTAATATATCTAATTGTCTTGTATCTAAAGATGTCTTGTCTAGTTCTACTAATAAATCAACAAAAGTATTATATTGGTTGTCCCTTAAAGCATATAATTCCTCTCCTATTTGTTCATTACAATATTTAATAGAGCCTATCCCTTTGTATATTGAATTAGTTTCTCTATTAGGATAATATCCACCTTTAGAATATCTGAATTTAGGAGGGTTTATAGTTATGTTTTTAACACTCGCCATCTTCATACCGTTATTTATATCTACTTCATTTTCAGCATTATTTAAGTAGGCTGTGACAAACTCTAGTGGATAATAATATCTTAATCTAGCACACTTGTAGCCGTTCATAGAATACCCTGTAGAGTGATTATATCCAAATTGGTATTCTGAAGAATCTTCGACTATTTGAATAAATTCCTTGGCTTCTTTTTCTGCTATTTCTCTGTCATGTGGTGAGTTCTTGCAATATCCTTCTAATATCTTAGGTAATTGCTCTTTAAGTAATTCTTCATCCTTTTTCCCTATAGCTCTACGTGTTGTATCTGCTTCAGAACCACTCATACCACATATTTGTTGTAAAAATGCAATTGTATCTTCTTGAAATACTAAAAATCCTCTATTATCAGATAATAACTCATCTATTATAGTAGACGGATTTTTATTGATTTCTCCACCAATTAGTCTATTTCTATACGATTTACCTGAAGGTCTAAGTGAAGCATTTACTAAACTCATATCGTTAATAGCATGTGGTTTAAACTGTTTTAATAGGTCAAAAGCATAATCACCTTCAAATTGAAATATTCCTGCGTTACAAGTAATCATATCATTCCATACATTATCATCATTCCAATCAATTACATAGTCTTCTTCCCAAGGAATTCCTATTAATTTATATGTATCTTGCAATATACCTATTGTTTTTAAACCTAATATATCAAATTTTACGAAATTAAGAAAATCTACAGCTTTCATGGCACAGAAAGAAATTGGTATATCTTCATCTCCACCTTTATAAAAAACACCTAAATTATCATATAATGTTATTGGGCTACCTATCATACCTGAAGGATGAGAACCTTTAGAAATAATAGTTCCTTTTATCCCATCAAAATAATAAAATAATTCTTTATTTTCCTCTCTTAACAAATCCCACAATTCTTTTAATTCAGTTATTTTTTTTGCTTTTTTATCATTTCTTATAATCTTCATATAAAGCTCATAATCATCAAAGTTAGGCGAAGAACTCGTTGCACCTTCCAACTCTTCCAAGTTTACTTCTTCTTGAATTATTTTGGAGAATTCGTCAAAGTATTTATCAAATTTATTTTTAATCTCTTTTACTAAATCTAAATTTTTATAATTTAGTCCTTTTGCCAAAACATCTATACTACCTCTATCTTGTATAGTTCCTAACGTTAATATATATGATACATTTTTATTTCCAAATCTATCAATTATGTATTTATATACTTTTTCCCTATCATTTGGTGCAAAATCTTCGTCAATATCTCCCAATGATATACGGTCTGCATTACAGAACCTTGAGAATACAGTTTTCCATTTGATAGGATCTACAGATATTATATCAGTAATAAAAGCTATTAAACTTCCTCCTACAGAACCCCTACAAGGACTGGAGTGTATATCATTTTTCTTAGCCCACTCCATTAATTCAGACATAAACATCATAAAGCTTTCCATACCTAGCTTACACATAACATCAAATTCTTCAGCCATTTGTAACCTATATTCATCTATTCTGTCTGTATCTATAATGTTATTATTTATTTTATCATTAAACATCTTTAAAATTCTATTTTTCCATATACTTCTTGAATCTTTACCATATAAAGTAGGATATTTAAACGTTCTGTCTAATTCAAAATCTTCTACCAAATCAGCTAGTTTATTTGTATTTTCAATCGCTTCTAATACTACATCCATCGGTAAAGAATTTTGAATTTTAAAGCACTCAATAAGTTCATCATAAGATTTCCAAACCAAATCAAATTCATCTTCTTCACCATAAAAACTATCCTTCGCTTTTTGTAATACCTTTCTACATTCTGCCTTGTATTTATTACTAGAATGGGTGTCAGTACCTGCTATTAAAGGTATATTATATTCACAACTCCATTTATATAACATTTTATTGAATTCTTTTTGATGTTCACAATTATGGTATTGAATTTCTAAAAAGCATCTATGTTTATTTTTAGATAACCATTTAAGTAATTCGTTTCTTTTTGAAATATTATATTTATATATTTCTTCACCATTCTCATCATTTAAACAATCTTTATTACTTAATTTCCATAAAGGAGAAGCTAAACAAGCAGTGGTTACTATTATGTTATCACTTGTATTCATTAGCTCATCAAAAGATATTCTAGGGTTATAATACATATGTCTATCAGTATTATCTTTGTTTTTTCCTTTAGAAGTAGCTATTGACATTAAAGAGTTTAATTCTTTTACTCCATCCCAATTTTTACTGTATAACCCTATGTGAAAACCTCTTGTATTATCTTCTAGATTTACACATAAGTATAATTCTACCCCATGTATATATTTAATTTTAGCCTTATCACATGCTTGTTTCTTTTTTACCCAATCGTATATGCCACCATGATTACTAAATGCTATAGCACTACAGCCTTCTTTTTTTGCCAAATCTATATATTCTGTGTATTTAGTACATGAGTCTGCATATCCATTTGCATTAGAGGTATCATCGTGCAAATGATGTCTAACATAAGTTTTCAATTCCCCACCCTCTCTCTAATTTAACTTGTTGCAATGTTTAGGATAGAAACCACATAAGTTATTACAAAAAAACTCATCTACTGATGTTCCCCAATTTATTATATCATCTGTTAATAACTCTATATTTAATATCGTTTGTTTTGTGTGATTCCAAAATTCCTCTATTAATTCATTTGTTACATTATATTTTCTTATATATATATCTACTTTAATTTGTTCTTGTATTTCTTTTGGTAGTTTATCAATGCTATTAGAACTTATAGCTTGTAATAAATACATATCAATAATTGAACTATCATACCCCTTTTTCTTCATCAATGTCTTAATTTGACTAGAACATTTATTAACCCATTCTCTACCCTTTACACCTGTCTTTAATTTGTTTTCTCCTACTTTTACAGAAACATATTTTAACATCTCCCATGCTACACTATTTACTTTAATTCCATATAGTTGTTCAATAGCAAGTTTATATAATATCAACTGTCTTCCTGCTTCTATAGTATGTTTAGTATCAAAGTCTGAAGATGTTTTAAAGTCAACTATATCACAAGTCCCATCTTCATATAAAATAAGTAAATCTATATATCCAATTATGTAATGATCTTTGTCAATTTTTAATATAAATCCTAATTCAGATATATACTTACCGTTATCATCTCTTTTGTTATATACTTTGTAGCAATTTAAGATATCTTTTTTATAGTTACCTTTAATATCATACTTACTAGATGGGAATGATATGTTAAACAACTCACACATTTTCCAACTCTTATTGAAGTTATTTGGAGTTAAAACATCGGTGACACCTTCATATAAATCTTCTAAATCACTATGACAGCCTGTTCCTAACTCACTATACACTCCTGTTTTTTGTTGCTTTTTATCTATATAAGTATAATAATAAGACCTCTTACACTGATTAAATGTTTGCAATCTACTATGACTATAAAATTTAGCATTAGGATTTTCTACTTTTATTTTATTTATGTAATCATACATATTATCTCTAAATATTAATTCAATTTTATTCATATATTCACTCCTTATCTATGTAAATCAAATTATTTTTCAAGTATTTATCTATCGTACTTTTATCAGCATCTAATAAGCTTGATTTTGTATCTAGTCCTGTTGTATCTAGCACGTATACTTCGTTACTAAAAAACGGATTTGAGATTTGAACCTTTTGTGCTTGTTCTATCGAATGTTTCATTTCCACCCCTTCATCTAAGGCTATAATTACATTGCAATACATTGATTTAATTAGGTTGGCTTGTCTTTGAGATATATTTTTACAACCTATAGCAACCACATTGTATATACCCTTCTCATATCCTTTCATAACACTCTTTTCGCTTTCACAAATAATTATGTAATTACTATTTAAAATATTTTTATAGTTTTGATATAATCCATATAAAGCCTTTGATTTATTAAAAGATATAATGGGAAGATATTTATTTTGCCAATCCTTTACTTCAATGGTATTTAACCTTCCCATTATACCTATTAAATCACCACATTCATTCAACCAAGGGTATGTTATTCTATTAGTTAAAATATCATATCCCACCCCAAATATTTCTTGTGTTATTGCTGATATACCATCGTCTATCCATAGCTTGCTTACCCCATAATTAAACTCATATAACCTACTATCAGGGTATGTTATAGGTGGTGTTTCATCTATTTCTTTGACTTTTGTATACTTCTTAAAAAATCCTCCAAAGGGCAAATCAACACTAACTGGATTATATGAATAAGATATATTTAATTCTTTGCATAACCACTTGATAGCTTTTCCATCTGTTGTATCTAATTTCTCTGCGACTAATGTAATAATATCCCCTTTGTTATGCCCACTAAAAGAATAGAATAATAATGTATGGATGTTTAGAAAATTACCAGTACCTTTGCCTTTATCATCAAATCCAAAAACAAATTGATCTTTATTATTAAGTTTTATATTATGAAACTCTAATTTAACTAACAGTCGTTCTATACATTCTGTATTATCTTTTAACTTATCTTTTATTTTTATAATCATTGGAGTATTCCTCCGTTAAAATCTATTTTTTTGGCTTACATGACAATAACCTAACTCAATCCATTTGTTTTGATATCCTTGAAATTCATATAAAATCGCAGTCCCTACATCATCGTTTCTTGTTTTAAAATGAAAGAATATCTTATACTTTTTATCTTTATCAAGAATTATATCTTCTTTTTCCCCTGTAAATTTACCACTAGAGTCTTTTTTAAGTTTATATGGTTTAATATCAAATGTTTCTCCGTCAAATTCATCTTCCCATATATCTCTAAATCCTATCATTTCTGAAAATACTTCTGCTACCTGCTTACCATTAGCTAATGCACTTTCATCTAATGTTCTTAATTTGTTTTTGTTATACAAAGCTAATTGGAAAGTAACTACCCCTGCTAAATTTAATTTTGATACTATTTGAAATAAGTCTTTACTATCTTGTATTAACGATTTCCAAACAGATTCATCATCTCCTGAATATTTCATAGTATCATATAATAATAATTCACAACCTCTTTTAGCCATTCTTTTGGCTATTTTTTCAACCTTTTTCATATCATAATCATATAATTTAACAAATGTTATATATGGAGAATATTCTTCCTTAATAATTTTTCTTGCCTTTTTAATCATTTCTTCATCTTCTGCACTCCATTTACCACTTTTAAACTTCTTTCTTGTCAACTTCCAATAATTTAATTTTTCTGTTAACACATAGGTTTGTAGTAACAACTTATACACAATACATTTTTGTTCGTTTGCAACTATTACACACTTGTGTTTTTGTTCAGCTACAGGAATTATTATATTGTTCATTGTATAAGAAGACTTTCCTCCATTAGTAAAGGAAGCAAACATTGTTAAATCCCCTTTTGGCAAACCCATAGAAAGATAATTTAAAATAGGAGAATGTTTACCATAATTTATTCCCATATTAACTCCGTCTTTAATATCTTTAATCTCTTGATCTGTTAAGTCTAAATCCTCAAATACTATATCTGTATTTATATGTAAATCCACATCATTAACTAAATATTCTATGTAATCAACCACTTGTGTACTATTCATCTGTAGTAATTTAGACTCATGTTTTTCTATATCTAATATGCCTTTATCTGAGTAATTTTTTATTAAATTCCATTTAGTCCACTCATCATAGTAAGCATCTGAATTTCTGATATCAACAATACTTGCCAATTCTCTGACTGTACTATATCCACCCATCTTTTCATATGTATCACCTAATTTAACATTTTCTACTTCTCCACTAAAAGAAACTTCATCTAATACCTCTATGCCCTTTTCTAATAATCTATTGGTTATTCCTATATAGAACATAGCCTGTTCACTTAATAAGTTTTCATTTATAGTATATTCTGTTAATATAGTAGGTGATTTTAATACTAAACCACACAATAGTCCTTCTGATTTTTTAATTTTCTCGTCTAAATATTCTTTTATTTCTTCTTTGTTCATAATTTCACCCCTTAATCAAGCCATTGAGTTATATCTGATGTATTATTTACTTCATTAGTTGATATATTAATAATGTCTACATCTACTGTTTGTATTTTTTGTAGTTCTTTTTCTCTTGTATTCTGTAGCTGTTTATATTTTTTGGCTACAGAATTTATATTGTTTTGAATTATAGTAATCACATATCGAGTTTTTCCATATTCAGAACTAGAATTATTATTGGATAAAAACCACTTTATATTTTGTTCACATTCTTTAAAGGTCTTTTCTATTATTGCAAAATTGTAAAATTGATTTAGATTGCCTATCTCTTTTTTCATCATTGGAGTAATAAAAGGTACTTCCATAATTTCAGCTACTACAGAATAACAATTCTCTTTTTCTTTCTTTAGTTGTAAATCTTTTTGATATTCTTCTTCGCTACAAAAATATTTATTTTTTTTATTAAATGACACTCTATAAGCTTCATTTGTATATAGTGTCTTACCGCATATTTGACATTTGCATTGTCTACTCATCTTGTTCCTCCTTTACTCAATATTTGACTACAACTCACAATATTATATGAACTCTAGTCAAATAAGGGAGAGTATTACCTCCCCCTATATGAATTATTGTATTAGCTTTAATATTTCATCTAAACATTCCATTGGAATAGTGTTAGCATCTTCAAAACTTGATACATTATATGTAGCCATGATAGGTGTTAGCTTTTCAAAATCCAACTTAGCCATATTAGATTTAATTTGATCTAATTTTTCTTCTTTAATTGCCTTTTCATCTTCATTTTTTTTATTAAGTTCTACTTCTTTTTGTTTTTCTTGTGCCTTAGAACTTAATTCAGCTTGTTCTTTCTTTTGTTCAGTCTTAAATTTATCTTTTGATATATTTGTTGTTCTTGATTTTCTTAATCCTTCTTCTAATGTTTCTATAAATTCTTTAGCCATATTGGGCTTGTCAAAAACAATATATTCAGGAACAGCATCATTTGAAAATCTACAACCTGCATCAACAAAACCATTCCCTCTTAAATAAAGCTTTCTAACTTCATTTGTTGTTTTCCCGTTTTCTACACTTCTATCTATGTAACCAGTTAATACACAATCAAATATATCTCCAAATATTCCTTCGCAATCATTTGATAAATCAGAAGTTAAAGTATTGTATCCTTCTGAATCATCTCCTTTTTCTTTGATAGATTTAACTTTTGTATGTGCTATAGCAAAAGGCATTATTCCTGACTTCTTTAAATCTACAAAATACTCTTTTAGTAACTTTAATAATCTTTTTCTTGGTTCTCCATAACCTCCAAAAGCACTATTAAAAGATTTACACACCTTACCTGTTTCTTTTGTTGACAATCTAACAATTTCATCTTCAGCCATTGGCATTAATTCACCAACAACATCAAATGCAACCATTTCAATATTGTGTTCCTTGCCTTTTTCTTCTATTAACCAATTCTTTAAATCAACAGCTTCATCCCAATCTTCTATTTGTGTTGCATTTAAGTTATCAAGAATTGAATAACCTACTTCTGCTCCTACTCCTACCAATAATCCTCTTTTCGGATCTCCAAACTTTTCTAAAACTAAATCTCTAAATAATGTAGTCTTACCAAACTTCTTTACACTTCTTAAGTATATAGATAATGATTGAATATCAGTCTTTACTTCTGTTACTTGTGGTTTTTTAAATGCCATTAAACATCTCTCCTTCAACTCTTATTTATTTAATTTACGTTATATTTTTGAATTAGCCAAATAAAGCCTTTAGTTTATCAGCTTGTGATGTTTCTTGTGTCTTTTCTTCTGACCTATTAGTTTCTTTTTTAGCCTTATCTTCTGTAATATCTGAATCATCATCTGCTAAGTAATCAGTTAAATCCTTAACTGGAAATACTTCAATAGCTCCTTCAGGATAATTACTTAAATCAGGACAACAAACTCTCAGTTCTTGTATTCTGTTACCATATACATTACCCCTTGGTTTAAAATCTTCTACCTTCTTTAATCCTAACGCAACTGCTGTCTTTTGTTCTTTTGTTAAACAACTCTCATCAAATTCAACTATTTCAGAACCATTAATTACATTAATTTCAACACCGATCTTGTGAACCTGCTTTTTATCAGTTATCTTAAAAGTATTCTTCATAAAATCTAATAAAGCCTTTTGGTCATCATCTTCTTCATCTATTTTTGTATAATCTATTAATACTGTTAGTGGATACAACTTGTCTTTTTTCTTTTCTCTTTCACCTATGTAACCATTAATAAACATCTTCTTTAATTTCTTATCATCTTCAATACTATCCTTGTCATAGAAAACATCTATATATGCCTTTAATTGTGATTCGGTTTCTTCAGGTACTAATTCAATATTGTTAGGGATATATTGAATATTGTTCTTACCATTATAGAAATTAGATTTTATATTTCCTGTTATCTTTATCTTACTAGTTCCAATAGTAGGTATACTTGCATTTAAAAACTTAATCGCATCTTTCATATGACAAAATACAACTCTGTTAGTAGCTAATTCATTTATTTGCTTTTGATACTCTTCAATCTTACTATTATTTTCTTCAATCTTAGCCTTTTCATCATCTGTAAGTTCTTTCTTAGATAAAAGATCTCTATTGTCCTTTTCATGGTTTCTCACCTTGAATAATAACTTTGTATATTCTTTCTTCTTCTCAAAATCAGTTTCTAAGTCAATAACTATTTTTGTTAAATCTGAAGCCTTGTTAATTATTTCAGGTTTATGAGTTTCATTCAAAGAAACTTCCATTAATTCTCCGTCTTTATCTAGTATTTTACACTTTGACACCCTATCACTATGAATAAACTCCATATTTAAGAATTGTGCATTACCATCAACTTTTACCCCTACGTTTAACCTTTGTTTCTTCCATTCACTAGTGTCGCTTAATTTATTATCAGTCATTGGCTCTTTAGATGCTACTAAGCTCCCTATAAATGAAAATCTTTTTTGTTTAAATAACTTTTCTGCCATTCTCAACATCTCTCCTTAATTTTTAATTTACTCTCTATATCAACGGATTCAAATTCTCTGATTTAATTAATCCAATTACATAGTTGTTTAATTATATTTAATATTTGTTGTTAAAATGTATCGTTTAAAGACTTTTTGTTAGTAGTGTATGTAATTTACTTTACAGGATATATTACATTATATCCATGAGTGTTTAAGTAATCTAAAGCACTAAGACACTTTAATCCTACTTGTCCAGTTACCTTAATTAACTTTCCTTTAACGTCTACTGATCCTTTAACTTGTGCTAATGCACTATTTACTGTGAAATTTTTCATAATATCATTCTCCCTTTTATTTAATATTTTTGGTAGTAATTGCTTACTACATCTACTATATTATACCATTTGATTTATAATGTCAAGCATATATTTAATTTATGTTATAAATTATTTAAACCAATTAAAAATACTCTTTTATTCCCATATAATCTTTGGATATACTTCTTTGCATTCTCCGTTTTTAAATACATACCTCCACTTATCACCATCTTCGCCTAAATACTCTAAATATCCATCATTAACATATGGTGCAATACATTTAAATAATTGTTCTTCGTATCCAGCAAATTTTTCACCCGAAAAATAATCGATTTTATATTTATCATTATCTATACACAACTCAAATCTTAATTCTTTAAACGCTTCTTCTATTGTTTCCGAATTTAATAATACATCAAAACTTATCCATCTTTCTTCTGTTATCTTTGCATTTTTAATACCATCTTTAATTGATTGTAATACATCATTTGATTTACTAACATCAAATGAAAATGTACCTCTATTTACGTCTATACAATATCCCATACTAAATATTACCCTCCTCGTTTATTTTATTTATTGTCTTATCTATCATTCTATTTCTACTTAGTTCCCAAGCGTGTTCTTTCTCAAACTCATCACTCATATTGTCTTGTTCGCATCTTATTATGTATTTTTCACCTTTTAACCATTCAATTAAATCTTTACTAAAATTATGACCATTATTTATTTGATCTATAGCATACTTAACCTGTTCTAACTTACTAACATTCATATGTTTTATTGATTCTCTTATGTAATCATATGTGTCATGAAAATACTCATCAAAATTAGGTCTTAACCACAAAGGGCAATTATCATCTCCTGTAGCTTCATCATATCTATCCTCTAATTCATCACTACAGCAAACACCTTCATAACTCCAATTACAATCTCTCTTACAATCCATCACTCAACCTCCTTCACTTCACCCTTAATCTCTATCTATGTAACTTTCACGTCTCTTAATTCTGTCATAGCAACTCTTAACACTCTCTAACTCATCTTTATACATATTTATCTTAGAATTAGCTTTCTTCAGTTCCTCTTTTAGTTTTGTAATTTCAGCTTCATAAAATTCTTTTTCATCTTTAGCACATTCTATCCTGCCTTCAACTCTATGGTTTAAATGTAATTCTATATATCCAAAAGTTTGATTAGTTCTATCATCTATCTTTAGTATATTTTCACTTCCCGAAATGCTATGATTACAATTGTCACATGCTAAGTGAATTGGTGTTCCTTTACTAAATTCTCTTAATTTACCCTCTAAGATTCCTACTGTTAACTCCATAATTAATCCTCTTTCCTTATATTTAATTTACTTTAAAATTCGTATTCTATAAGCTAATAATCCATCCCGTATTCTTTAAGTTGTTCAAAAGAAGTTATATCTCCTTCCTTTATTAAAAATAATAAACATGCAAATTGTTCTTCATAATCTTCTCCTACACACATAAGATCAGCTTTAAAGTTGTGTTCATGTTCATAACAATAGTCTAATAATTCTTGTTTATTTCCTTTACTCATACTTCTTACTCCTTATCCTTTATTCTTATTTGTTCTTTATATGTAGTCATTTTTAAATCATCAATTATTTCCTTACCTACTTCAATAATCCCACCTAAAATTGCTATTACAATAAAAACCCAACTCAACGGATTTATTAAATTAAGCCCATAGTCATATTCAATCAAATACTCTGTCCCACCATCAATTTTCTTTTGATTAATAATCTCTTTAATTTTTATTCTACTTATCTTTAGACAATGATCTATTTTATAAAAAGAATTGTTCCCATGCCTATATCTAATTATCTTTTTAATTTTATTATTCAAAAGCTACAACTCCTTTCTTTGGTCTATGAATTAACATAACGCTCCATCAACAAGTAACACCATGTATGGTTCTTTGCATTTACTTACATATTCTTTAAAAGATCTAACCATAACATTAAAATCATTAATCTTCTCTTCTACTGTATTGCATCCATCTATTTTAGCTTTCTTATACTTCTCTAATACTTGTTCTTCACTTATAATATCAGGACTCAATTCTTTCTCTTCATCTTCTAAATCTGCTACTATATCTTGGTATCCTCTCTTAGCCCATTCTTCATCTATAGCCAATACTAGTCCATAGTATTCGTATTTGTTAAACTCATAAAATTTCATCTTTACATTATCCTTTCTATTTTTATCTTTTAAAATCTATTTTCTATTATAATATTTACATTTTGAACTTAAACATATATTTATATCATCATAACCATCACAAATATTATAGTTGTAACAATTTTCACAATGCTGTAAGTTCCATTCTTCTTTGGATATTAAATATGGAGAGCCATCTTTCTTAAACTTAAGAATCAATGGAACTTCTTCTCCATCTATAATAGCTATAACATCTTTACTTTGAGTTACTTTAATAGGTTGTTTACCTAGTTTATTATATAATTTACACCATTTCATTTTATAAACCTCTATTATATTTCTTCTATGTCACAATCTAAACTACCAATAACTTCTGACATATCTTCATCACTTCCAATATATTCACCACCATAGTAATAACTTGTTGTAACACTTTCTTCAACGTTAAATTCTTTCAATAAACAATCCATACAGTATATATTACCATCGTATTTATATGTACCAATATCCATTTCACATTTTTTACAAGTAAAACTATGATTATCACATATATCTTTAACTGGCTTAGATGCATTCATCCAACACCAATCATCACTATATCTATGCTTAAAATAACAATTACTACAACTTCTCTCCATTTTAATACTCACTTTCTTTATAAATTTAACTTTTTAAACTGATCTTATATCCCTTTAACTTTATGACAATTAGCATCAACCTTACATAAAGCAGGTATAAACATAGCCCATAAACAACTTGCACTCTTTGTTATTAATATCCCTACTATTACTGCTAAAGCTGTTGCAAACCACATTGAAGCCACTGCTAATATAAATGTTTTATTATTCATTTTATTTCACCTCATTCCACTTGTTTTTAAGATAATCAACAAAATAACTTTTACCATTTACTACTAAATCTAATATTTCAAATTGCAATATTAATGCTATAAAAAATATAGTTAAACTTCCAGTAACTTTTAATAGTAATATTGGTATTACTAAACTTACTGGAATCATTATCACAAATGCTAAGAGTACAAATAATATAATAAATAATCCTTCTATTAGGTTTTTTAATATGTCGTATAGTATACTCAAAATAATTTTACCTATCTTCTTCATATCTCACTCCTCCCTACGTAAACATCTAAATCATCTTGCCACACTTCTCACATATAATTCCAACTTGGTCATGTTGTTCCCAAAATCTGAAAGTATTTATTCTAGCATATTGACCTTCGTCTTCAAAGAACATTCCTTCTTCTCCTGTTTCTTCGTCTATAGTGTTAAACTCTGCTTCATTACCACAATCACATATTAACTTCATACTATTCCTCCACTCTTCTTAAATTCAGCATTCTTTAGCCTTTTTAATTTCTTATTATCACCAATTAGAATACTTATATTAAAGTAATTTCCAAACATTTAAGCAAATCATAAGTTCTTTTATCAATTTTGTTACCTTGATAAAAATACTCGTATTTAGACTCATCATCTTCAGTTACAGTTCTTTCATCTAAACCTTGAATTTTTTTATCTTGGCAAGTAAATATGACAGGTTCATAATCTTTTCTTTTATATTTATCAAATATATTCTTATCAGAATTCTCTTTAATTTTTCTATGCAATTCATTAATAGTTTTTTGTTGTCTTTCTATACATTCCTTTAAAGACTTATTACCTTCTAATACTTTATTATCTATAAACCTATTACAAGTTGGTTCTCCATCAAATAAACTACATTTATCTCTCATGGATTCATGCTGTCTTATATACTCCTCTGCCTTATCTTCGTGCATACATAAGCCACTATGTAAACAATTCTTACAATCAATCATTTTTATTCACCTCATCATTTATTTAATATATGTTATTATAATATCTGTTCCCATACCTTATTAGGTTTTCTTCCTTTGCTTCTTATACATCTAAAGTCAATATCGTTATATTTGTATATCAACATTTTTCTCTTTAGTTTGAAATCATTCAATACCTGTCCTTTGACGTCAATAACTTCAATATGTCCATCAGAATATGTAACTCTAAAATCTGCCTTATACTTTATTGGTCTAATTGTTTGTTCTTTATACTTGAACTTATCCTGTAGCAAATATTCTACTTGGCACTCAATAGCATCCACAACACCTTGATCTTTTAACTCTAATAAGTGTTCATAATATTCCAGTTCCATTGTAGAATCCCATTTACGTCCATACTTTTCCTGCTTTTTATTGTGATATTTATTATAACTTTTTACCATATCCCACTTCCCTTCTGTATTTCATAATACCATTATATTCCTAATGCTTTTCTATGTCAAATATGTATTTAATTTTTGTTATCATTTAATCTTTTAATTTGAATTAACTCATGTATAAGTGTATCCAAATCTTGAATTGGTATCACTGCCACCCCATGTTCTTCAGTATTAGATATGAAAACAGTATTATTTCCTTGTCTAACTTTAATCATGATTTAATCCTCCTTATCCATATCTTCTTTGAAATTTTGATATTCTTTGCAATTTTTACAAACTTGATACTCTTCTTCTGCTGTTAATCCCTCAATTTCATAACATCTTTTGTATATAATAGGACAAAATAAATCATCGTTCATATTTAATCCTCCTATTATATAATATCCTTTGATAGTATCTCGCCTAATTCACTATGTAACAACTCTATTTGTTCCCTATCTAACATTATTTCATCTATATTTTGTACTGATCTATTCCATTGAGTTAAATGAATATATCCTCCTGTGTTATCCATTAATACATCACCGATATATTTTTGATATGTAATCATAATTTCTAAATCCTCCACCTAATTTACTTTTCTTTTTCCACATTTTATGCATCTAAAAAATGCTGTGTCTCTTTCTAATGAGTATACATGCCAACATCTACCTGTTATTTTTTCATATATCCATTGCATCATATAATATTACACCTCCTTGCTAATTTAATATTTACTTTAAAAGTAACATTCTATTGTTTATTAATATTCTTGTCCTATACGTTTTACGATTTTTATAGCTGTATCATGTAACTTGTCATAATCTAACATTATCAACTTAGGTTTATTACCATATTCAACATCAAAACTATCTAATAATTCAGATAAAACTTGTTCTTTCCAAAACTGAAATAAGCTACCTAATTCTTTATCACTTTTTATATCTTGTATTATTATCGAAAGTGCTTTACTTGTATCTTTAACATCCATACTTATTCCTCCGCTATTCCTTACATAACTCAATATATTCTTCTAATTCAACATCTACGGTATTTCCTATGCCGTCTATAGACTCATCTAGATATAAATTGACCTTAACATTATTAAACCTTGTCTTTATAGCATTAAAAACATCTGAAACATATTCAGTGTCATATTCCTTGTCTGAAGGTAATTCGATATATACCAATCCTTCTATTGGATTTTCTACTGGCAGATTAACACCCAACTTATCTAATTCAGATAACACAAATCTTTCGTTGTCTCTCCAATCTTCACTATATTCTTCTAAGTCTACTATTAAGCTTATCCAATTTACTTTTACACCTTTATATAACATATTAATATCCTCCATTAAATTTATTTTAAATATTCACCGTGACCATATCCTACCTTATTGCAATGTCTTATCCCACCATTTTCTCTGTTAAACTTATTTAGTCTTATTAACATTCTACGTAATCCCTTTTTCTTTTCATTTATACTTTTAATCCTTTTATCCCAAACATCCCAAATTTCAATAATACTTTTTGAGCTATCTATAGGCTTACATATCTCATTTTTTATTTGATTAGTTATAATTTCCATGTTTCTACTTGTCTTTAATATTAAAGTTGCATATTGTAAACTCTTTTTAATTATAATTCCATCAGTATTTAACCATATTTTATGAAAGTTATTTCCATTACCTTTAACCAAACAATAGTTTTTATATTCACCAAATATAGTGCCACTTATCAGTTTGTATCCACTAAAATCAAAATCAGGATTTAATTTTATTACTTGATTTAATTCCATTTATTTTACCTCCCATCTACTATTTAAATTGACAATTCTAATCTAATCATCCTCTCTTTCTATAGTAACCTTACCTACTTTTATTCTATCTTGTGGTATCATTTTTCTTTCAGTTAAACCTATATCAATACAATACTGGCTGATATTATCACATTTAGTACAATACCTTCTAAATAAATTGTAATGCTCTCCTGTTTCCATATCGGTTATAAATTTAAAGTCTTCTGTGTTGCCTAATGCACTTTTACAACGACCACAATGTGGCACTCCATTAATCATGTTAGCGTCTAATACACATTTACTCATAAATAACTCTCCTTATATATTTAATATATTTTATTATATTCAGAATCACTCTTGTTTGCTACTTCATTATCCCATCTTATTAATTGAATTAACATCTTTTCTTCTTTTAAAGTAGTCTTTCCCCTTGCTGATTTAATGCCTAAATCCCATAACAGATGTTGATAATAGATTACATTACTCATATCATCTCCCATACATTACCTCGAAGAACTTCTGCATTTTTTGTATTAATCCATATTTTTAAATCTCCACTGGTTTTTACTATGTAATACTGGTCGTAAGCCTTACAAGCCTTACCTATAAATTCTCCTTGTACCCCTGTACTTTTGTCTCTAATTATCATATGGATCACCTACCTTGAATTCATATTTATTAACTAATCTATAAACTCCATTATCCATATCTTTATCTTCAAGTAAATTTTTATATGTAATTTCAGCTTGTACATTATCATTTAGAAATACTTCTAAAGGTTCATCGTATTTTGTAATTATACCTATTATATTTAATTTCTGTTTCAATTCTCCGTTTACTAATTCATGTTCAATATTATATTTAATCCAACTGTTATCCTCATCGGCTTTCTTATTTAGAATATCTAGTAACTTATTAGCTTCTTTTATGTTGTTTAATATAACGTGAGTTATATCTCGTCCTTTACGTATAATTGACACATTAACCTTACTCATAATTAACACCCTCACCTTTTATTTTATTACTTCATCAACATGAAGATCTATAAAAATTACTTCTCCATCATCATACCCTTCTGAACTTATTTCTACCCTTGGAGTATAATTATTATCTTCAGTAAACACCTGATATTCAACTTTAGAAGAATTATACTCTTTTCCAACTTCTAACATATCCTTTTTAATTATATCTTTTATTGATTTAATACCCTCATCTGTCATTATATTGCCAAATAATTCATCTATAAATGTATTTAACTCCATATCAAAACCTCCTTCCATTTTAAAATTGAACATTTATTTACTCGTAAGACTCCTACCACAATTAGGGCAATAATTAACTTCAAAATCTGAATATTCATTTCTAAACACTTCAGTATATACATGCCACTTATTATCTTTTTCATTGAAATAACAAGTCCAATCGCTTATTCCAGCTTTGTAAGTATTATTTGTATCACAATATTCACACATTACACTATCACCTCCTGTTAAATTCTTCATTTTAAGCCCTATTCTTCATCTTCAAATCATTAAACTCATCAACTAATTCGTTGAGTATTCTTAAATACTCGTTTATCTTTTGTTTATCTTCAGCATTTATTTTCTTACACTGGTCATATAGTTTCTGTGTTTTACGATTTAATTGCCACCACTCGTCTCTATTTGGAGTTATAGCCAATATAAACTCACATCTTTCGTTCAGTCTTCTATAAGCTTTTATTAGTTTGTAAATGTCTACCTGTTGCATTTTATAACCTCTCATTGTCTTAAATTGATTAATTTATTTACTATTTCACTTTAATTTCAAATCCATCAACTTCATTTATACAATTTATATTGTATTTTTCTGTAAATTCTTCATTAGAATCACAGTTCCATATTTCTTCTTCCAAAGGTACTCTATTCCAATCTGTTATTGGCTTTAGTCTAATTTTCATTTCCTCGTTTTTATAAGTATCCAATGCGAATAATTCACTTCTATCCATATTTACCTATCTCCTTTTAAATTAATTCTTTTACATACTTTTTATAAACTTTCCATACCAATACCAATCTCTATCTTTTTTCATTAAACTATCGTCTGATCTCATACTTTGACCAGCACACTCAAATCCTTGAGATTTCATATATTTAACATGCAATTCTCTTTCTTCTTCTGATTTATACTTGTATTCATAAATGATAGTTTTTGAAATTTGTTCCATTTCACACTCTCCTTAATATTTTTATTATACTATAATTTTATTTCTATGTAACTTATATCTAAATTTTACCACTTACCATTTTAAGTGTCAACAATTATATTTAATATCTGTTAATAAAATTTTAGCTACTTACACTATATATTATGCAAGTAGCTAAATAAGTATGCTATATTTAATTTATTTTTTCTTTTAAAAATGTGATTTTAATAACTTATTTTGTTGCTTTACTTACTAATTCTTTAATATACTCTTCAGTAACTTTATGTTCTTCTATTATGATATCTCCATTATCTTGTAGTTTACCATAGCTATATGTTATTAACCAACCAGTATGATCTGTACCAACTAACTTTATACTCGAATTAGGTTTGTATAGTTTAACCGTTTCTACGCAGGTGTCAATAGTTTCAATACCACCACTCTTTATCATGTTCTCTATGGTTTCTTGAGTATCTTTATCTATGAAACCAATAAGTGTACCGTCAATATAAGTAAAATAGCTTTTTACTGATGTAAAAATAATACTATTGCTATCTAGCTTATAATATTGTTCTTTTGGCTCTGATTCATTTAAATTCATAATATATACCATCCTTTATTTTTATTTATGATATATTCTATGCTATGAGTATTAAATTAGTACCAATATTTTGTATTTAATTTGTGTTACAGTTAGAAATTTATTTAAAATAGACTATAATAAAACACAACGTATTTCCATATTTGTTTCAATGTCAAAACATTTTCCATTTATACTTTTCAATAATCTTTTGTTGATATTAGAATTTTCTTTATAAAACTCAAACAGATCTAAAATATTACATCCATATAGTTTGATATCATCTATTAATGGTATTTCTCCATTGAATATTTTATATCTTCCATTTTTTAATTCTATTTTTCCTTCTAACTTACACCTGTTCATT